TCAGGCATCCCGGCCTCCGTGTGCGGACTCGTGTGCGGTCCGCGCGCTGGAGATGGTGACCCTGACGTTCTCCGGGTTCGGCGCCAGACGGACCGTGGCGTTGACGTTCATCTCGTCGAGATCGGCGCCGACGAGCTCCACCTGGTCGATGCTGATGCGGTCGACCTTGTGCTGGCCAAACACCCACACGGCCCCGCGGATCAATGTAGGGAGGTTCATGCGCTCTCGTCCTTCACGAGTGTCAGCGCGTCAAGCGCTCGCGCGACCGCTCGCCGTCGGACCTCGCCGATGTCGCCGTTTTTATAGCCGTCCGGCTCCGTCGTGTTCATCTTGCCCTCGTCATAGTCCGCGAAGTTCACGCCCTCGTCGAACAGGGCTTCCAACGCCTTGGTCCGTGCGTCGTCGCTCATTCGCGGCACGCTCCCATCGCGACGGTACCGGCGGCGCACCGGAACCCGTATGCGTCTTGACGCACTCGTCTCCTGCGCCTGCTCCACGTCATGCGCTCTCACCCCGCGGCTCGTAGTGCTCCTCAGGGTTCTCGCGCCAAGCCTGTGCGATCCCAGCCAGTTCGCGGCCGGCCGTCAGCAGCTCCCAATCACCGCGGCAGCCGCAGTCGCACCCCGTGATGAGATCGCGCTTGAGCAGCTGCGAGAGCTTCGCCGCGACAACCTTGAACGGCACCGTCGGGAACGCCGCGGCGATCTCGGTCGTGTTCGCCCAGTACCCCTTGGCGGCGGCGCAGCGCTCAGCCACGCGGAGCACCTCAGCGTCTGGGAGGTCTGACGCTTTCACGCGCTCTCGTCCTTCACCAGGCGCAGCGGCTTCACGCGCCCGCTGTTCGCGTAGGCGGCGACGACCCGGTCGAGGGCCTTGTCCTTGTCGCGGTGACCGTAGAGCCGGCGGACGAGCTCGCCGCCGTCTTCGTGGCCGAGCGCGATCGCGACATCCTCCGACGACATTTCGAGGACGTTCACCATGTACCAGCCCGCGAAGTGACGGGTCGCCAGGTACAGGCTCTGCCTCCAGCCGACGGCGGCCCTGACCGGCTTCCAGTGGTAGGAGCGGGCGCTCGCGGTGAAGTGGTCGCCGCGGAGGTTGACGAAGCAGAACTCGCTCTCGCGAGGCAGCGACACGAGGGCCTCGCGCGCCGGCGCTGTCAGCGGCGCCTCGCGGGTCTTGCCGTTCTTCGGCGTCGTGAACTTCCCCACGCGGCTGTTGAACTGCTCGAGCACGTTGATCCGTGAGCGCTCGAAGTCGACGTTCTCCCAGCGCAGCGCGTCCAGCTCGGTCGGGCGGATCCCGGTGAACGCCGCCACCTGCAGCCACGCCGCGAACGACGGGCTCGTCAACTCACGGGCATGGCCGACCATCGCCCACACAAGCTCCTCGCTCGGAGGCTGCTGGTCACGCCTACCGGAGCCCTTCGAGATGCCGAGGTTCGCGAACGGGTTGTGCCGCACGAGCCTGCCGCCTCTCGCCGACGCCGCCACGTTGAACATCGCGCGGAGCGCAGGCACCGTCCCATTGCGCCGGCCGCCGGCGAGCCACTCGGCTGCGACCAGGTCACCGACATGACCGATCGGCAGGTGGCCGTACTTCTCGACGAACGCCTTCGTGCGCTCCCGGTTGTGGAGCCACGTTGACTCCTTCGGCGGCGCGAACAGCGGGTCCGTCGTCCACCGCTCCCAGAAGTCACGGAGGGTCACGCCCGTCGACGTGCGCTCCGCTAGCGCTTCGCGGGCCCGGGCGCGCGCCTGCTTCGCCTCCGTCTTCGTCGCGAACGTCTTCGCGCCCTCCAGGACCTCGGACACGCTGACGTTGCGGCCCTCGTGGTACACCTGGGCGCGCCAGCGGCCGGACGGGAGCTTGGTGACGCTCATGTGAGTCTTCCGTGCGCACGAAGGAACGGAACCACGATGTCCGAGATGTCGTCCTGCAGACCATCTATCGGCGGATCGACACACTCGTTGACCCTCGCGATTAGATCCAGCACCGGCGCGAGCTCAATCACCTCGACAGTCTCGTCCTCGGCCAGATCGGGGCCATCCCAGGCGGTCTCGTTGGTGTAGTCATATACCGTCTTGGCCAGCATCCAGGTTCTCACGCCGCCGCCCTCCGCTCTTGCGCCCAGGCGATCGCCACGCTCGCCCGGAACCTGCGTGTCCGTCTCCCCCACGTCACCGATGGCATCCCCGCGCGGACCATGTTGTCGATCGTACCGACGCTCACACGCATGATGTCCGCCAGCTCCTGGCGGGTGACGTAGCGCTCGACCGGTTGGACCGGGAGACCGGAGACCGTCGCGGTGTTCTCCTGGTCGCTCACAAGCCCACCCTCGTGCGTCCCTTGTTGACCGTCTTCGTCGGGGCGTTCGGGCATGCCGTCTCGCCGCACTCCGGACACCGCAGTTTGATCGTGCGCTCTCCCGGCCACAGCGCCAGCATCGACTCATACAGCAGATTGCCATAAAGTCCCTCGAACTCCGGCTCCGGCACGCGGCGCGCGGCGCGCTCCTCACAGGTGAGCGCCATCCACTCCTCGCGCTCTCGGGCTTTGGCTCGCTGGTCCGCTGCGTACTCCTCGCTCTTGCGGCGGCGGGCAGCGAGATCATCAGAACTCAGCAGCGCGTCGTTGATCCAGCCGTCGCAGTCGCCTCCGCCGCCCACGATCTCCAGCGCCGTGCCATCCGTGAAATGGAGGAGCAACCGGCTCCCATCAGCCTCCCCCGTGTGCGGGCTCGGCGCGTCGCGCTCAATCCTGTCGACAGCCTTCCCGGCGAGATAGAAGTTCCGTGGCCGGTCGCGGTAAAGGATCTCGTCGAGGCTCACGCGTACACCTTGCCGATCGCCTCGAAGGCCTCCTCGATCTCGTCACCCAGCGACGTCTTGCTCTTCACGAACTCCAGCAGCGCCAGGTCCGCGTTCCGGTGGTCGACGTCGCTGCCGCAGTCACCCCGCTCGATCTGACGCAGCCGCGACAGCAGACGCGGGCCCGTATTGATCTCTTCGCGGTTCCAGTCGCTCATGCCTCAACCCCAACCGCGCGGGCGACCTCGACGCGCTCCTCGGCTTCCGCCTCACGGTCGTTGTCGTGCTCGCCGTCGCAGAGCACCCGGAAGTTGCCGGTGACGCCCTGGTCGGCGTGGATCGTGACGCCCGGCCAGATCGTCTCGCCCTCGTCGAGGCCCAGGCGGTCGAGGTCGAAGGGGTGCAGCGCCACACCGTAGGCCGGCGGGTGCGTCGGGTTCTCCCGATCGTGCGCGGCGACGCCAATCCGGAAGCGCTCGAGGTTCTTCGCGATCTTGGACGTGTCGACCATCAGGACACGGGCCTATGACGCGGCGGCCGAGGCGGCTCAACGGGTCCCGGAGCCGGCGGAGGCGATGGGCCGTCGTTCTCCCTGGGGCATACCGTCAGACCGAGCGTAGAGACAGCAGAGCGAGCGAAGCGCCGCGAGATATTCTCGGCCGCATCGTCGCCGCCGAGCGTTCGCAGGCCAGCCGGGGACATCAGCCACTTGCACTCGTCATCCATCGCCCGGGCCACTTTCTCGAACTCGGCGGGAGAAACGGTGCTTGATCGCGACGCCATGTGGATCTTCGGCTGGTCGCTCACGCTGGGCTCCACGGCTCAAGCTCCGTGTCGGCACGCAGGTAGAGCGGGTGTCGTGGCTGGCCACTGTTGGTGACGCCGAGGCACTGCAGCGTCTTTGGCCAGACGAGGCCTGGCATCGTGTTCGGCCGCTGCGTGTAGGGCTTTACTTTGGTCCCCCACGTACCCCAGGCAGCGACGATCACACCCGCTGCAGCCGCCCAATTCAAGAGGACCGTGTCGTTATCGGGCCCAATCGGGTCAGCGGCGGTAAGCAGCCCGCCGGGGTCCGTCGAGCGGAGCGCGTACATGTTCGTCATCACCAGGCCGCCATAGCCCCACTCGCGGGCGAAGCGGATGCAGCGCCGCACCGTCTGGTCGTCGACGGTCTCGTCGGCTGTCGACGGGTTCAGACCGATGAACATCGCCAGCGGCGTGCTCTCATCCCAGATTCGAGTCAGCGAATAGCGCCAAGTCCGACAGGGTGAGAACACCGCCGCGCTCCGCGTGTCCAGTTGGAGCTGGCTGCTCACGCCGCGAGCTCCCGTGCCAGCCGGCGATCTTCGACGGCAGCGATGAGCGCCACCTTCTGACGCGGCGACAGCCCGTCAACGCGCTTGTTGGGGTTCACCCCGACACGGTTCAGCAGCTTGCCGACCTTCACCGCGCCCCAGCTGGGCTGTTCCACCATGATCTCCCACACCCGGGCGCTCGCGCACGCCGGGTCCGCGAGGCCCTCCATGAGCGACTTGACGCCGGCGCGCATTTCTCGCTTGACCTGCGCCTTGCCGCTCCGGATCCGGTTGGCCTTCCGAAGGGCGCTCATCCGCTGGTCGAGCGACCGGTCGGGCGATGTACCTGTCCGGTTCACGCTGCGAGCTCTGCCGGCGCCGCACACACGATGTCGGCGTAGTCAACGACGGGCTCCATGACCGGGTTCTCCGGCAACATGCGGTCCAGCAGCTCGAGGCCACTCGCGAGCAGCTCGTCGAACTGCGGCGCGATCGCCTCGCGCAGCTTCGGGTACACCGCGTTGTAGACCGCGTCGCGCACCCGCCACCAGTCCTTACTGCCCGCCTTAAATACGGCGGCTTCGGCGGCTTCGGCGGCTCCGGCGGCTCCGGCGGCTTCGGCGGCTTCGGCGGCTCCGGCGGCTCCGGCGGCTACGGCGGCTCCGGCGGCTCCGGCGGCTTCGGCGGCTCCGGCGGCTCCGGCGGCTCCGGCGGCTACGGCGGCTCCGGCGGCTTCGGCGGCTCCGGCGGCTCCGGCGGCTTCGGCGGCTTCGGCGGCTCCGGCGGCTACGGCTTTCCAGCCCGCCTTCTTCATCTCCCCCAGGATCTGCTCGCGCAGCCGGCTGACCGCTGCTTCGCGGGCATTCCATGCCGTAGCACGCGCCTCCCTGAGCGCCCTGAGTACACCGTCTATCGCCAGGTCGTCGGGGAGGTCGCGGAGCTTCTGCGCGGCCTCCTGCTCACCGGCCTTGTCGAGCAGATCGGGGAGCGCATTGTGCAGCAGCCACTCTCGGCACATTTCGCCGCGTTCCTGGTCGCGGCCGTCTCCGGCGGTGCCGAGGGCTCGGAGAGCAAACGGACGCAGGAGCTGGCGACGGTCGTCGTCGAGCCGGTCGTTGAGTGCCATCCCAAACCGGCGGATGACCGGGCTGAAGCAGCGGGGTGAGTCGCCGAAGGGCTCGCCAGCGAGGATGGTGCCGAGCTCGTTCCAGCACGCCTCGCCGCTAAATGTGCTGCCATGAGCGCCGGCGGCCAGCCTGAACGGTTCGCGCGGTAGGACGGGTGTCGCTGTGTCGGTCACGACGTTCTCCTTCTGGTTGGTATTGATCACGCTGCGAGCCCTTGCGCGCAGCGGCATTCGACGATCCGCACTGGCCTGCCGGCGACCTCCTCGAGCAGACGGCCAAAGCGGTCCTGCGTCCAGCGGCCCTGCTGCGGCGGACAGCCGAGCACGAGCCCGTCGGCGCTCGACTGGTGAAGATGCAACGGCCGGAGCCAGATCGTGGCGCCCTCGTCGCCGCCGGTGCGCTCGACGAGCTGGGCTGCGATCGGCGCCCACTCGGCGGCGAGCTCCGTGGCCAGCGGCTGGGCGACGAGGTCAGCCAGGTCGCTCTGCGGCGCGACGGTCTGACGGCGGAACGGGATCGGCGTCGTGTTCTCACGCTGGACGGCGCCGACGCTCTGCGCCTTGAGCCACAGTTCGGTGAACCGCTTGCGGAGCTTGCCCGGGGACAGGACGTTGCGGCGCTCGAAGTCGTCGGTCTGACACCACTCGATGACGGCCGCGACTTCCTCCGCGCTGCGGCCGTCCCGGTCGACGAGGAGGCGGAGCGGGTCGAGCCACGTCCGGCTCTCGGGGGATAGGCTCGCCTTCGGGTCGTTCGCCCTGATCGCGTCCGCCAGCTGGTTGCTCAGATCGAGGAGATCCTGACGAGACTGGAGCGACGCAGTCGGTTCAGTCTCTTTCTTCGTTTTCTTCTCCTTCTTCTCCCCTTCTACAAGGGGTGCGTGCCCAGGGTCGGTACCTCCTACGTGCGCCCCGTCGGTAGGGGGTACGTGCCCCGCAATCCCACCAGGTACGTGCTCCGCGCACGCACCCTCCTCCGGCGGGTCCGTCAACGTCCACGTGTTCGGCTGCCCGGCCTGCTTGCCGCTCTCGATCCTCACCAGGCCCAGCCGCTCCAGCTCCGGCGCATAACGTTCGAACGCCTTGATCTCCACCATCCCCCGCCGGGCGATCTCCTCACGCGGCGTCGCGAACGACTCGCTGCGGGCGTCGTTCGCGCACTCCACCAGCGCCACATAGATCGAGAGCGCCGTCGGACCCCGCCGTTTGTCGAACCTGCCACGGATCGTCTCGATCGCAGCCTTCGTGACCATCACAAACGGCAGCCGTCGCTTGTCGCGAACCGTCACCGAGCCGCTCATGCGCCGTCACCATGAGCGCGCAGTGCCTCGGCGAGATCCCGGACCGCCCGGCCGCGCTTCTCGTTGATGTGCGCGCTCCACCAGTCGTACACGAACCGCAGCCGGCCAAGGACGGGGATCCTGCCGATGCCGCAGCGGAACTCCTCGACGGCGTCGTCCAAGTTCTCAGCGAGACGCGCCCCACGCTCGAGATGCAAATCCGCCAGCTGCCGCTCCAGCAGCACAGCCTCGTCGGTCGATAGCCCCGACGTCACGCGGCCCGCCTAACCGGCCCGTAGTGCGAACAAAGGTCAAACAAGCGCGGCTGGTCGAAGCCCACAGGGACGCCAGGAGACTCTTCCGGCGCCCCGACCGCCGGCCTCCCATCCACTGACGCCCCTGTCGACCCCGACAGCACAGGCTCCTCATGACCAAGCTCATACCGGCCACCAAGCTCACCAATCACATACCGGTGAGCGCGCAGCCGGCGGATCACATCCTCAGGCCACCGCGTCCCGGCCATGCTCGCCACTGTCTCGCGCGGCACACCCTCACCACAAGAGTCACGATCCTCACGCAGCGCCGCAAGGACATCGAGCTCGCGCAGGGTCAACACGATCGCGACGCCAGGGTCCCTAACCGGCATCGGCCTGCTCCAAGCACTCGTCGATTTGCAGCTCCGCGTGCGCATCATCGACGTATGCGGCGTTGGCGTCGCGCTCGAGGATCGCTTCCGCGGCGTTGTAGAGGTAGCAGCGCGAGTCGGACTCGTCCCACTCGTCCACGCCGGTCTCCTCGCGCTGACGATCAAGCTCGGCGCGCGCAGCACGCGCCAGCGCCTGCAGCCGCCGCTCGGCGCGCTCGCGCCGCTCGACTTCTATACGCAGCGTGAGCAGCGCGCTGTCGCTCCCACCGGGATGCATCATTGGACGACCTCGGCATCCACCTCAGGCGGCTCGGTGAACACGAGGGCCAGCGGGATGCGCACGCGCAGCTCGGCGACCTGGCCCCTGTATTCGGTCGCACGGTCGTAGACCTCGGCCCGCGTCTCGGCGATGAAGGTGGCGTCGGAGCACTCCAAGTCGACGGTTTCCTGAAGCCACAGGTGGCCCTCATCCGAGCGCACGAAGAACAGCAGCAGCTCGCGACTGTCGCTTTGCCCTGTTGGTGTCATCGCGCTGTCCTCCTCCAGTGCGCTTCGACTTCCGCCGCCTTCACCCATAGCCGGCTGTTCGAGCCGATCCACTGGACGTACAGCCGGCCACGCTGCTTCTCGATCACCACGGCGTGGCTCTCGGCGACACGAACCATGTCGCCCGGCCTGACTCCGGCAAGCGTCATCGTTGTCCAGCCTCACGTTTCGGGAATCTCACGCCGCTGCGAGCTCGCACGGCCGGACCGAACGTGGCGGCGTGCGCCGGGGCCATTTCGCCCTCACGGTCGCGTTGCGCCAGCGCCCGGTCGCGCACGGAGTCCACGTCTTCACACGCCTCGAAGAACGCCTGGTCGTCGCGCCAGTCGCGGATCGCCGGTCTCACAGGGCCTTCCCGTCCTGCTGGCGGAGCTGACGTTGACCGCGGCGCGTGACGGTGAGGAGCGCCGAGCGCCTGCTGCGCTTGCGGTCACCGTCGAGGGGGCGCATCTTGCGGACGCGACGCCGCGCGGCCTGTCCCTTCATGCGCGGCCCGGTCATGAGAGGCGCTCCCAGTTCAGCTCGAGCAGCTGGCGACGCCACCCGACCGACGCGGGGTCGCCGGGCAGGTCTACGGAGAGGCGAACCCAGTCGCCGTCGACGGCCGCGACGGTGGCCTCCTCGCCGGTGTGGCGGTTACGGACCTGGACGCCGACCTGGACGGCCGCGCGGTCGATGTTCGCCTTGATCGTCACGTGACCTCTCCGGTGATGGACCGCATGGCGGTTGCGAGCCCAACCGCGCCGGCGGCCCATTCCTGGGCGTCACGCCAAGCGGGCTCGAGGTCGGCGAGCAGGTCGAGCTGGCCTTCGTCGAATAGCCGGTGGTGTGCGAAGCAGAGGGGGATGACGGCGCGCACGTCGTTCGCGGCGTCCTCTGTCATCTTGGGGTGCGACCGCGGGATCAGATGCGCGGGGTGGCAGTCGCCGGCGTGGCCGCGGCACGCGACGCATGCCTGCCCGGCGACGCGGTCTTTCTGCTCCTCGGTCGTGCGGCCGCAAGGGGTCCGTTTCAGCTTGCTGCCGCGCTTCATCTCCGCCCTCGCGAGCGGCGTCCGGCTCTTAGCGCGCGGCTCGGGCTTCGCGATCGGTGTCACGCCGCGCTTAGCCTGGTGCGACAGAGGCTCGCCCCCGAGGCGAAGATGGGGGTTCAACGTCACGCTGGCACCTCGGATATCACGCGGGCGTCAGCCAGAGCATGCGCGAGCGACGCCGGCAGGTGCCCGCCGCGCCGTTGCTCCATCGACGCGACGAGTTCCCCAGCGAAATCCAGGTCACCGTCGAAGTGCGACGCGAGCGCAGCGACCGCACGGTCACGCTCGAAGTCACGGGCGGGCCCTTCGACCTTCGACCTTGCCTCCTCGAGCGTGTGCACGAGGCTCGCGGGGAGCTGCTCCGCCGGGACGGCCGACACGCGGCCGGGCCCGGGCTCGAACCCCGCGGCGAGCGCCAGGGCGCGCCACACCTTCACGCGCCCCATCGCCTCAGGCTTCGACTGGGCGATCACGTACACCTTGAACTCCGCGAGATACGCGTCCATCAGATGCCCGCCCTCAGGTTGCGGACGCGTAGCGCGGCGTCGAACGCCTTCGTCACGCACGCGAGCGTTTCGGCGATCGCCGCCGTCATCTCGCCGTCAGGATCCGCCTTGAGTATCTCCTGCTCAGCGGCCCATACCAGGTAGTTGCGGGCGTCCGCGAGCTCCTCGCGCACCTCCCGCGGGAAATCCCGGCCGTCACGGTCATGCACGGGACCGTCGCCTGCACGGGCCTCTGCGAACGTGACGAGCTGCTCAACCGTCCGCGCGTGAACGGACTCGCCCGCCTGCAGGGTCAGCATCCGCTCAAAGCTCACATCCCGCTGCACCCCCCGCCTTGGGGGACACCAGCTGGGGCTCGGCTGAGCGACGCTCGCGGAGACATGACCCGTGCGCGGACCACTCGACGCCGCCAGCCGCTCGGCGTGCGCGCCGACGCGCATGCGGCCCTTGCCCGGTCGGATCATGAGAGCAACGCCCGAATGACCGGGAATACGACCAAGAACATCGCGGCCATACCAGTGCCTGCGAGCACAGCGCCTCCCAGCGAATGGCCGGCCGTCTCGACAACAGACAGGACAACGCCCGTCGTGGCCCCCAGCGCCACAAGCCAATAACCGAACCACGCGGCCCTCCGCCAGTCGCTCATCGCAGAACCCTCCGTGGCTCGCGGACGGGGATGCTCTCCAGCCAGCCGACATCGAACCGTTCAAGACGCTCTATCTCCCTCTGCTTCGCCTCAAACTCGCGCGCCCAACGTTCCTCGCGGCGGATCAGGCGCACGTCGTGGATGACAACGAGCCCGATCAATAGGAGGCAGGTGAGCGCGACGACGAAAGTCGGGACCGGGCTCATCGCCTACCGTTCCCCAGCGCACGGTCAAACGCGATCTCTCCAGCCAACGCCGCGAGCTCATCCTCGAGCGACGGCGGCTCGCCGACCGTTTCGTCCGAGCCGCAGCCCGGGCAGATCATCGGGTCAAGCCACGGCCCCGTGGTGGGCGGCGTCCACTTGTGACGACAGTCGATGCAGCAACGTTTGATCATGCCGCCTCTCTCTCGGTCCAGCCCATCAGGTAAGCAATGCTCACACCGAGGAGTTCTGCGAGCTGGTGCTTACGGTCGTCGGGGACTCGGCCTGTCTTCTCCCAGCGCCACACGGTGGACTGGTCTACGCGAAGCGCACCGGCGATCTCGGAGAGCTTGAGGCCCTTGGCTTCGCGGCACTCTCCAATGCGGTTCTCGAACACCCGACTTGCAAATGATGCTTGCATCTGCTGCAATATACAGACTTCACGGATGGAGTGCAAGGGGATAACGCATGGAATCATCGCAAGCCGCGGAAAGCAGCACCACTTACGGTGTCGTACCGATGCCTGGGGGCCACGCGATGCGCTACTGGCTGGGCCGCGCGGCCCGGGCCATGCGCGAAGAAGCGGACCGGATGATCATCGACATCGCGGTCCGCGCTCGCACCACTGAATCAACGGTGTCGCGATTCGAGACGGCGAAGACTCAGCCGAGCAACATCGACGCGATGATCGCGGCTTATGCCAAGGAGCTGGGCGTGGAGCCGATCGAGGTCTGGCTTAGGGCGATCCAGCTATGGACCGACCGTCAAGCAACGCCAGATTCAGGCGTCCTGCTTCTTGAAGATACCGCGCGGAGAGCGCGAGCCGCTGCGCAAGCTCGGACCCGAACGGCGCGGGGTGAGCCTCGAGGTAAGCGGAAATGAGATCGCCCACCTCGCATTCGGTGGTCGCCTCCCAAGTCGTGACGTCATCCGAGCTGGTCACGTTGGCCAATGTATTTCTCGCCTCAGACGGCATTCCCTGCCCCTTCTGCTCGGCTGCACTGCGCGGCAACCTAGCCAACGCAACGGGACCTCGCAACCCCGATCCAGGGCCGCTCACGCAAACTGCGACAATCCACTAGCCGAACGTGCGAGCAACGACAAAGATGCGACTGCCGCTCAGTGCTCTGATCGTTGCCGGAGCCACGATCGCTGCACAGACGATCATGGCTCCGCCAGTAGCCTCCGCGGGCATCCCTCTGTACGAGATCGCGAAAGCGGATTTTGCGAACGAGCTCGCCTATCTGCCGCAGTTCCGACAAGCGTGGCTCAACTCGCCAGCACCAGCTCCCAGCGTGATCGACAACCCGATCTGTCCGAGGGTCGAGGAATTCGAAGGACGCATCTCCTGCCAAGCCGAGTTCGAGTACCGGGGTCTATGGCGCCTCGTTGAGGGCACAGTGACGGAAGCCCAGAACGCGAACAACACCTTCGAAGAAGGCAGCACCACGCCTGTGAGCGGCGGCAACCCCAACGACACCGCGACGATCTACTTCTCGCGGAAGTGGCGCCGGCGATGGCGCGGCGAACCTGGCTCTTGTCCGCGAGGCTGGGGGATCCCCGGGACGATCCGCACCAACGACGGTGCCTGTCACGCGGACATGGCTAGCGACGCCTACTACGCACTCCGCACGCATCACACCCCACTAAGAGTGGGCGTGCATGGCACGGACCTCGGCGGGTTCGACCCGATCGTGATCTACCGCTGTCACCGTAGTGGCGCGGCGACAGAGTGCGCCAACGCCGTGGGCGACGCGTTCAGCTACACGCCGTAGAGGAACGACAAGAGCCCCCCGCCAGCCGAAGCTGACAGGGGGCTCTCGTATTCGCAACGCCCGAGGGGGGCGCGTATCCCCGCCGCCGAGGCGAACGGGGGTTATGTCCTTCAGCGGAGCTCCCGGGCGACGCCCCACGCTTCCGTGGGGAAGGCAGTCGGCGAGAAGCCGAGCAGCTCGTCACCCGGGCCGGTGACGTCGATCGCGCGGCCCGTGCTTCCTGCCGGACCGTAATCGCACTGGATCATCCGGGCATGCCGCCCCCGCACCATCACATCAAAGTAATGGTCGAGGGTCGCGTCATTGCGGATCGCGATGCAGGGCTGTTCGGTGGCGAGCGCCGATCCGTCCGCAGTGGGCCGGATCTGTCTGTCGCCCGTCAGGTAGCCGAAGGTCGAGGTGCGGCCTTCGACGACGTACCCCGTGTAGGGGTTGTGTTTCAGCCAGAGCTGGTAGGCGTGAGCGTCACACCTGTGCGACCTGCAGCCGGGAGCATGGTGCGCTGCGGCCATTGCGGGAACAGCAGACGGCGCCAGAAGCGCCGCCAGGATGAGCGTGATGCGAATAAGAGAGCGGATGCCATAAGACCTCCTTCTCGGATCGCCAGGGCGCTGAGGCCGAGGCCGGGCACGCCCCTGACAGCGGCGTCTTCCGCCCACTGGAGCGGGAAAGAGCAGGACGCCCGGGCCGAAACCCGGGCGTCTGTGCGTGTCGTTCGGCTAGACGGCCTGCGTGGTGGCCGTGTCCGTGGTCGCCTCGGCGGCGGCGGGCTCGGCTGCCGGCTCTGCCGGGGCGTCAGCCGGCGTCTCCACCGGGGTCTGTGCGGGCGCCTCTGCGGGCGTCTCGGTGGCCACCGGCACGGGCGGCGTCTGCGCGCTCACGTAGACGGAGATCGACTCCACCCCCGGGGCTCCGTCAACGCACGCGTGTCCGGTCAGCGACGCGCCGAACGCCGGTGTGTTGGCGTCGAACGAGCCGGATGCGACGAGCGCCTTTACTGCGGCTCGGGCAGCCGTGACCTGCGCGGTTACCTCGGGGGCGAGCTCGCCGGCGGGGCTGACCGCTGCCGCGTCGACGGCCGCGTCGAACTCGGCGGTGGGTGTGGCGGGGACACTTGCACTCCAAGACATAGGTTCCTTTCGGTCGTGTGTATGCGGCTCGTCTGGGTCCTTCACCGGGGCTGCTCCGGCCGCGTGCGCGGCCCCGTAAATCTGGGTCCATTCGGTGGGGTTCGCTTCCGGCGCGATCGACATGTAGCCACCGGGGGCGAGCTCGAACGGCGCGAGTGGCGTCGCGAGGGCGAACTCCTCGCATGCGGACGTGAACAGCCGGGTCTGCAGCTGTCCCCACCAGCCGGGGTAGGCGATGTCCGCCATGACCGCCTCGGGCACGTTGCAGGGCCTGCCCTCGGGGGCGCCGACGTCGTAGCCGCGGCCCTGCACGGGGTCGCCGACCTCAGCGATGTACCACTGTTTCGTCGCGGCGTCGAGATACTTGCGGATCTGCGATTCGTCCATGACGAGCGGGTCGACATACATCTCGTTCGCCTCATGCGACCCGACTTCTGAGGGCTGCACTCCGTCTTCACGGGAGGTCTTGCAGAACACCTTCGCCAGCGGGATCGCTTCGCCCGTCGCGGGGTGCAAGGCGACCCCGCGGGTCGAGTGGACGCCAGAGGCGCCTTCTTTGGAGGTGTGCGCCTGGTCTTCGTGGTAGCCGAGCGCGCCTTCCTGGTCGCTCGTGTCGAGCAGTTCCATGTGCCAGCTGCCCGCTGGTGGCGTGCCGGTCGGGGCGATCAGCTTCACATCCGCGACGGGCGCGGAGTAGTCGCGCTCCACCCACGGGCTGCGGTTGTAGTGAAACAGCGCCTGGTAACGCAGCGACCAGACGAGGTTGCGCAGCTGCTCGGGCGTGAACGTGCCGGGGGCAGTGCGGTCGACGACGGTGAGCGTGACCGCGGGGTGCGAGTTTTCGGGGATGTGAAGGTCGAAGTGCTCGCCGAGCACAGGCGCGAGCTGGGTGTCACTGGTCACTTGGAGACTCCTTTGAGGATGATGTTCAGGACCGGCTCGTGCAGGCCGAAGATGTGCCAGACGACGTCGACTGCGAACAGCGATCCGATGACGGTGAACGCCACCGGATGCCGCCAGAGGTACAGGCGCATCAGGCCGCGAGGGCCTGCGCGATAAGACCGTGGATCGGCGGGAACTCCTGGTCGGTGCTCCAGCGCAGCTCGGGCAGTTGCCTGCCGGCCCGCCAGGCGTTCCACGCGATCACGATGAACGCTGTCTTGGTGCGGTTGTGCAGCCGCCGTTCCGGGTCCTCGAGGTCCGCGAGGAGCACCTGACGCAGCGTGAGGATCGGGCTCCCGAACGGCAGGGCCTCGTCGCCCGTCAGCGCGTCGAAGAACGCGATGCTTGCCTCTTCGTCGACGCTGCAGAACAGGAAGTGCAGCGCCCCGACGAGACTCACGGGCAGCCAACGGCGTTTCAGCCGGCGGCTGGCGTACTTGCACGCATCCCGGATCTCCGGGTTGCGCTCGAGGGTGCGCAGGCTCTCGTGGTTGGTGGGCGCACGCTTCCACCCCCCGAGGTACGGGACACCCGTGGCTTCGTACACGGTGACGATCCGCACCGCTCGCGCGAGGACGTTCGGGTCGCCCTCACCTCGCAGCTTCAGAACGTCGTGAAGGCCCCGCGGGCGTCCCTGGTCCATCGACTCCTGGGCCTTCCGTGAGAGGCCGGTCACGACGATCGAGTCGAACGGCAGCTCGGCTTCGAGGCACGCCAACAGCCGGTGCTGGCCGTCGAGCAGCGTCCCGTCGTCGGCGATCTTGATGGCCTCGCCGTTGATCTCCCAGTCACCGCTGCGCATGTCGGCCGCGTACTGGTCGATGCGGCGTTCGTCGACATCACGGTTGTGGGTGTTGTGCGTCTCGATCAGCCGCGCGGCCTTCTCCGGCGTGATCCGGAAGATGCCGACCTCGACCGTCATTTCACGCTCGTCCCGGGTGCCACGCCACCACCGGACACGAACTGCCCGGCGTGCGCCGAGTCCTCGTAAACGGCCACTGACCGCACGTTGAAGCTCGAGCTGCGCGACCTGGTGGACACACGGATTGCGTGCGTGAGGATCAGTCTCATCGCGTCTGTGTTGACCGACTGTGTGAAGCTGCCCGTCTTCACCCCGTCTACGTACTCGGTGAACGTCGAGCCTTCTACGACGGTGGTGTAGGTGTGGAAGCGTGTCCAGCCGGATTCGCCGGGCCGGTAGTACAGTTCGTGTGTCCCGAGGCCGCTCGATTTGTAGACCGGGAAGCCACCCAGACAAGACGAGGGCGTCGATTCGCACGACCCCCAGCCCCACCACTCGAAGAAGTCGAACTCGGGCGGCCATCGGGTTGTGCTGATCGACCAGAAGCCGGGGTCCTCCCCGCCGCCGAGAGAGTTGTTGGGGAGCTGCGCGACCGTCTGGAACGCAAAGCTCGCACCCCTGCCGATCTGGTAGGTGAAAGCTGGCGTGCTGACGCCGCTGCAGACGAGTCCTTCGCAGCGCAGTTCGAGCCCGTTTGCTTCGCTCTGGTGCACGGCCACGGGGTTCTCGCTGGACGTTTCGTTGCTGTTGTTGCAGCAGCCGCGGCTGTTGGTTTTCGCCTGCCAGAACGTGTCTCCAGACCCGACGGGTTTGCCGAAGGCGTCGGCGAACGCGACATGCCAGGAGCCGGCCGGTCCGGTCGGGGAGGCGCTGACGGTCGCCGTGGTGGGAGGTTCTTCAGCCGGCGGTTCTTTGGGCGGACTTTCCGCTTCGATATCCGCGACCACGGCGTCCGCGCTCGCGGCGCGTTTCTTGTCGGCTGAGAGCCGCGCTTCGTCTTCGAGGATCGCCCCGTGGGCTTCTGTGGCGGAGTGCTTCGCCGCTTCGAGGGTTGTCGGCGAGGACACGGCGAACGCGGCCTGGCCGATGAAAACGGCAGCGGACGAGATCACGGCGACAGCCGCGACGGCGACGAGGAATGTGAGAGCGGAACGCTTCATGGGAGACTCCCCTGATTGGCCCGTTCCGTGGGCGATAGGGCCGTGCCTACGCGGCGAGCTGACGTTCGAGACGGTGGATGACGGCAACCTCCTGGCCGCCGTGCTTGAGCCACCGGCCACAGACCGTGTGATACGTGCGGGGCGTTGCGTGCTGGCCGGGACGGCAGTGGTGGCGTTCGATCAGCCGGTGGAGCGCGAGACGGCGCTCACGGTGTAGACGAAGTGACGCGCGGAGCTGCGCCTTGGACGGGCCGGCGACGGCCTGCGTGTAGCTGGCGAAGCTCGCCGCGCTGCCGAGCCAGCGGCTCATGTCGCTGAAGAACACGCCGTTGAAGCCGTGGTCGGTGAACTGGTGCTGGTTGAACAGGCTCTGCGAGAGGCCGCAGAACACGCTGGCCGTCGGGTAGCCCGACAGCCATGCGGGGACACCGCGCGGCCACCAACACCCGAAGTGCGGCAGCCAGTACCAGCCGCCCGTGTAGATCTGCGCCCGGCCGTATTCACGGACGAGGACCGCGAGCTGGTGTTCAACCCCGGACCGGCTGGGGACGCCAAACTCGATGTCGAGCGTCGGGGGGACTTTGCGGGCGCTGTAGCGGGTGATCCCCGCCGCGTGGAGCCGTCCGACGAACGCGTAGGCCTCGGCGGCCGTGTATTCCTGGTCGAAGTCGTAGCCGCCGACTGCCAGGCCTGCGCGCTGCGCGGCCTTCGCCATGTAGTAGAAGGTGCCGTCGAGGAACCCGACGCCCTGGTTGACCTTCAGCACGACCGCGGGGTGGCCGTGGCGACGGATCGCGGCCATGTTGTACGTCGGGTCGTTGTTGCTCAGGTCCGGCCAGGTGATCCCCTGGCCGCTGACGCTGGCCGCGTGGACGATCGTCGACTTCACCTGGGCGGTGGCGGGTGCGCATTCGCCCATCGCACCCTTCCCGTGCGTTGCGTCCGGGCAGGCGTGCACGACCGACGGCGGCAGCTTGACCGGCTTCGGCTTGGGTTTGGAGCCGCATGCCGCGAGCAGCAGCACGGCGGCGAGCAGCGCGGCGCAGGGCGCGGCGAGACGACGGGACATGGGGCCTCCTGGAGGGGTTAGTTCTCTATGCGGAGCCGTGCAACCTCGGTCTTGAGGTCCACGTTTTCGCGGGTGAGCTTGCGCACGCTGCGCTCGAGATCGGCGACCCGTTTGAGCAGGCCGGTGCGCTCTGCGCGTGCCGTGTTGAGGACCTGGTTCATCGTCTCGACAGCCTCTTTGGCCGTGCGGGTGACCAGCTCGTCCTCTTCCCTGGGGGTGAGCCGTTTGTTGCGACGCGCGGTGTGCCACGTCGCTGCGAGCGCGGGGACCGCGACGGCGGCCATCCCGAATAGAGCAATTAGGACCTGGCTTGAGGCCATTGCTCACCTCTGACGCTTTTCACCGCGAGGGTGACCGTCTCTTCCGCGACGCGTTTCGCCAAGGCTTCTTCGTGCGTGCGTTGGCGGCGGAAACGGTAGGACGTGGCCGCCAGCGTCAGGACGGTGAGGACGATGATGCACGCGAGCCCTAGCAGGAGCAGTGCCATGCTGGGGCCTACGGGATGGTGCAGTTGCCGTGCGCGATCGCCCGGAGCGTCGCGAGATGCCTGGCGCGGCGTTCCTGGCCTTCCTTGATGAGCTTGTCGAAGTCCCGCTGGCTGAGCCCGAAGCGGTCTTTGGACCTGCTTTCAAAGCGGGCTGTTGCGGCCGAGCCCTCCGCGCTTTCTTCTTCGGACACCGTCGCGAGCGCAGTGATGTTCGAGCAGTTGTGGTGGTTCCAGACGCCCGTCACGACAAGGGCTAGCAGGGCGGTCGCGAGCAGCGCGCCGAGGCCGGCGTACAGGACGCGCCTGTAGACCTTCGTGACCTCGCGCGTGGCGATCACGGCGGCCTCTATGACGGCCTGGCGGAACTCATCGCTTGTCGGCATAGACACCTCCGAGGGGTCGTCTGGGGCCCTTGACGGCGGCCCGGAATGGTGGGATGCTTCGAGAGATGAACAAAGCGCCCCCGCGACGCGCCAACGTCCGGGGGCATGACACCAGGAGCAAGCCCTGATGCACGCCAAGCGTATAGCCCTCGTCGCACTTCTCCCGCTCGCGTTTCCGGCCGTCGCTGCTGCGGACCAGTACGCGCCGACGGCGGCCGAGCTTGCACAGGCGCGCAGCGTCGCGGTCGCCTACTGGCATGTTCAGCAGCCGCCATGCGGGCGCGAGACGGTGCTACTCGAACCGCTCCCATCGGGTATGGGGCGGGCCGGATTCGACCAGTGCACGATCACATTCAGCGCAGCCGCCGATTGGCGCGACTTCCCGGCGGGCACCTGCCGGATCTACGTTCACGAGTACGGGCACCTAGTGCTTGGGCCTACCTACTTCTTCGCGTCGAACCCGGCCGATCCGGCGCATAGCGCGGACCCGGCGAACATCATGTATGGCTCGGTGCCAACACCGCAACAGGAAGACGAGCAAGAGCGCGGGATAGGCTGTCTCCCACCGCTCGCTACCGGGCGACACCAGTCACGACATCACCGCCGTCGCCATCACCCGCGCGGCTAGAGCAGAATCCAGCAGGCGTCTACTTTCAGGGCGGTCGCTTCGGCGTACTTCCATACATAGCCGGCGGGCACCAAAAAAGTAATAGTGCTCTTGCCGTTGGCCCCCCCCGTAGCACCCTCAAACACTTCCCCGACGGAGGCAGCCAATACGCTCGTGGGGCCGACTAAAAACTTTGCGCCGCCAGCCGAGCCCTGCCACACCGTAGCCGTCACGAGTGCCGGGCGCGATGCACTAATTGTCTGCGGGATAAGTTCCCCAATGCTCGCTTTACTTTCGACGGTCTGTTCCCGCTTGGGTTCCCCGGCGGTGATGAGCCAGTTGGTGCCGTCTGACTGGAGGCGCAGATGCTGGTGTTCGGTGAGCGTCGCGGTTGCGTTGTTGAAGAAGTCGCCGATGATGCTCGCGCCGCCGGAGGTCGTGACTTTGCAGCTCGCGGCCATGCAGAAGACCCCGATGACCTGGTTGGCCGTTGTGGCGGGCGGCAGGGTGAAGGTTTCTCCAGCTTTCGTCTGGACCGCTAGTTCGCCGCTTTTGAGCGGGGCGGCCGCCGCGTACGTTTTGACGAGCAGTATCTTTTCGCTGAGGATCGCGGTGAGCCGTTCCGCCAGTTCTTTGAAGTCGCCGGCTCCGAGGTTGACTTTGCCGGTGGGGTCCGGATAGGGGAGTAGCCAGGGCGCGGCGGTTTCGTGGTCGGGCATCAGTATTCCCCTTCTTTGACGGAGGCCCAGGTGACGGTGCCGGCGACGGCGGCCCAAGTGTCGGCGCCTTGGATCCAGGCTCCGGCGACTTCGAGGATGGTGAACATGACGCCGCCGGGCTTGACGGCTTCGATCACTGCTCTGAGCGCGGCGCTCGATTTGCCGATGCCGACGAGGACGTTGAAGTGGTATGCGGACGGGCTGCCGTCGGCGGCGGTGCGCTCCTGCACGGTGAACGGGGCCGCTCCGAGCACGGTACGGATGGCCGCTTCGATGGAGGCGAGGCTGCCGCGTTCTAGGCCGGCCTCGCGTTTGATGGCCGCGCGGGCTTCCGCCTCGCTGGCGCCGGGCGGGATCGTGACACCGACGTACTGCCCGAGGTAGGGCAGGATGCTGGCGGGGCATAGTTCTGGGTTCAGCAGCTTGCCCCAGCTGGGGATGTAGCCGGCTTGGCCGTCGGTGCCTTCCTCTTCGGCGAGCTCGGCGACGGGGTCGAACATCCCGCCGATGGCCTGGCTGTACCGACCGAGGTCGTCGGTCATCCATGGTGCGAGGTGGTCCGCGAGTCGCTTTCCGAAGAGGGAGGTGACCGTGAACATTTAGACCGCGGTGATTTTGATGTTCCCGGCGACCGTGGTCGGCAAGGGCGCGGGGCCGCGGAGTGTCAGGTCGGCCGTTTTGACGCCGGGTGCTTCGCCGAGCCCTATCGCGAGACCGGCGCTGCCGGCTGGTACGTACTGGCAGCCGGGGACGGCCTCCATGATCCCGAGCAGCTGGTTGTACCGGACCAGGTTGTATCCCTGGATGATGTTCAGCCAGGAGTTGCTGCCCGTCGTCTGGCCGCTGGGGTTGCCGAACGTGGCGGGGCTGAGGAAGCTTTCGAGGGCCGCTTTGACGGCTGCGACGACGGCTGCGGGCGTGTAGCCGGGGAGGACGTGGATGGTGCCGGTGATCTGCACTTCGTTGTATTTGGCTTGCCGAATGAAGGAGAGGAAGTTGATCTCGCGGAACCCTTTGAGCCAGTTTTCGATGGCTGTCATCGCTTCGGCTGTGAGCGCGAGCCCGCTGTGGTCGGTGACGAACGTGGTGACGGTCCGCTGGTTTTCGTAGGAGCCGACGGCGGTGATGTTGGAGGTTTCGGTTTTGGTGGGTGCGATGCTGAGGACCGCTGTTTTGGCGCCTTCGTTGATGCTTTCGACGAGTGTGCCGGGGGCGATCCCTGACCCTTCGAGTTCGCTTTTGACGGTCAGCCCGGTGAAGCTCGTGATCGCGGTGATGGTGGTGTTGCCGGTCGTGATCGCGGCTTTGAAGATGGTGCTGGCGGGGTTGTAGCCGTCGATCGCGGTTGTTCTCCCGACGACGACACCGGATGGGACGATGCTGGATGGCACGTCGAGCGCCATTTCGGCGAAGTTCGCGGCGGTGATCGGCCGTGGTGCCTGGAGCTTTAGCGCCGCGGCGAGGCGGTCTAGGTATTCTTCGTCTGTTTCCTGCGCCGCCCCGCCGCTGGTTTCCCCGGTGATCTGGACTTCTGTCACCCAGTCGATGGGGTTCGTTTGCTGCGCGACGCCCGTGACGCGGTTGTATTCGGCGCCGCGCTCGACGGCTTGCACCTCGAGAGTGACACTGGCGACCCCCGAGCCGACGACGGTGTCGGCTTGCACGACGAACCCGAGTCCTCCCGCTTCGATGCCGGTGCCGGCGGGGATGGTGCGTATGGCGGCTTCGGGGGTGACGGCCCATTCAGTGGACGCGGTCGCGGCGGCACCTTCGTTGTAGGGCAGTTTGATGAGCTGGGTGCCAAACGCCCGGAAGATCGCGGGGGGCACGACCGCGGCGATCGTCGCGACGTTGAGGGCCATCATCGCGATGACACCGAGGAGGATCACCTCGAGGTCGGCGTCTGACGGCTCCCAGCCGATGACACCCTTTTCTTCGACGAGCGCTACGAGCTTTTCGAGGGCTTCCCGCGCGAGCTGTTCTTCGGAGGTGGGTAGTTCGACGGTTATGAAGGACACGCGGGCACCTCGCTAGGAAACGTCGATCTCGACGGCTACGCCCCCGGTGACCGCTTCGATCTGCTGTGTTGCTGTGAGGTCCGCCCGGGGCTCCCAGAACGTGATCGCCGCCTCGAGCGCGGCGAGGTCGAGAGGGACGGGCTTGAACGGCAGCTGTGGCCGCCCGAACGCGGGGCGGTCGTCCCTGAAGCCCTGCGGGCAGACCGCTATGCGGTAGACGCATGCGGCGATGTCGTCGGGGGAGTCTTGTTCGACGACGGCCGCCCCTTCGCGGCCGATGGTGAAGTTTTGCGCGAAGTGCGGCGCGTCGGGCTTGCGTACCGCGAACTGTGTTTCGGCGGCCACGGTGATGGCCCAGGGGAAGGTGGTGGTCACTTCGGTTTCGGCGCCTTTGCCGATGATCGTGACGGTCGAGCTCCCGGCGGCCGTGGGTGTCCCGGTGACCACGCCGGTGACGGGGTTGATTGCTAGCCCTTCGGGGAGCCCTTGCGCTTCGAACGTCGTCACGCCGGTCGCGGCGATGCTGCGGGAGACGGCGGTGCCGACGGTGCCATGCTGTTCGGCGGGTTTGGTGATCGTTGGGGTGGGTGATCCTTCTGCTGCGGGCCGCACGACGGCCTGTAGATGCGCGGAGAACGCGGCTGCGAGCGGGCTCCAGTCGAACTTGAACCCTTCGCCGTCGAGGACGAGGCCCTGTTCTTCACCGATGACTTTCACCATGTCTCGCGCGCCGAACGCGGAGTACATCGCGCCGTCCTCCAGGCGAAAGCCGGTGGCTGTGTCGCCCGTGTCCTCTATGTAGAACCCGTATTTGGCGATGGCTTTCGCGACGGCGACGAGGAATGGGTGTGGCAGCCCGAGCGCTTCGATTTCGGCGTCTGTCATCGCGAGGTAGAACCGCTGGCCCATCACGGGGGCGTACGCGGGTAGCCCGACGGGCAGGCCGTTTTCTTCCCCGTCGGTGTGGTTCGCGGGGTAGACGAACGCTTTGCGGCAGTTGTGCACGAACGCGACGAGCGCGTGGCTGATCTGGCCAGCGGCGAGCTCGGGGCCTCGGATAACACCGGCGTTTAGGTCGTAGTTCGCAGCGACGGAGTTGCCGCCGAGGAGGCTCCCCGTCATGTTGCCGAGGCCGGAGCTGGACACTTTCAGTTTTTTGCCGGCTTCTTCGTATTCGATGGTTTCGCCGGTCGCTTTGACCTGCCAGAAGTCCGCGGTCGACCCTTCCGGGACGGCCAGGGCCGCGCAGTCGGTGGGGCACAGCACGACCTGCAGGTGGTGGTCGCCGTTGGCTTGGCACTTGGAGGCGACGGGGATACGGATTTTCTTTTTGTCGAAGAACCCTTTGGCGGCATCGAGGATTTCGACCTGCGGGTCGGTGCTGGTGGCGTACACCGTCGGGAAATGGTTCTTCGCGTGGCTCGCTGTGCCAAGCGGGGAGTCGGCGAGGAGCCATGCCACCATTTCTGCGGAGTTCGGCAGCACCCGCGACTGGCCGATCTGACGGTTGAACGCGCACGTCGCGCTCCCGAGCGGCGTCGCCTGGGGGATGGGGCTGAACGCCGTGTACCCCTGCCATGTCGCTGCTGTCGCCACCGACACGACATTCCAGACGAACGTCGTTTCGACTTCCCCGCCCGGCCCTTTGGCCTTGAGCGTGACGGTCGGCGATTCGACTTTGTTCGGCGTGCCGCTGATCAGCCCCGTCACGGGGTTGATGATGTATCCGGTGGGTAGGCCGGTCGCTTTGTATTCCGTCAGGCCGCTCGCTTCGACCTGCAGGCCGTTGATCGGGATGCCGACCGTGTTCGTCTGTGCCGCCGGTTTGGTGATCGTCAGCGCCGCCGGGAAGACCGCGATGACGGACGCTGACCAGTCGGCCGGCGCTGTCGTCCACGCCGACTGCTGTGGCCCGGTGCCGGCGATGATGAACGCGGACGCGTTGCCGCTGTGCCCCGCGTTGCTGAGAGCCGTCCACCCCGCGGGGGGACCTGCGGTCACACCCTGTTCCCACAGGCGTGTCGTGGCGACACACAGCTCGCCGCCCGTCGTGGGCGTCTCCGGGGGGGTCGCGATCGCCGTCGAGTGCCCTTCGCTACCGGCGGCCACCTGGAGCGTGCCCGCGCCGCCCAACCACTCGGTGACCACCAGCGGGTCAAACGCCGTTGTGGCTTTCGTGAATTTGACCGTGATGACGTTGTTGACGCCGCCCGTGGCGATGACGCCAAACCAGATCTCAGCGGAGAGTTCTTTCTTTTCGCCGTTTTCGATCAGGACGGCGCGGGTCCATGCTGTAACGCCTCCGCCCGTGATGCTCGAGATCTGGGCTCCGCGCGACCCGGCGAACTGCAAGACGATCATGTCGCCGACGGCGAAGTTCGCCATGCCGCTCGTCACGAATTCCGCGACGCTGGGGGGCGAGAAGCCGGCGGTCTGGACTTTGCTGTACGCCATGTGCCCCCTCCCCTATGTCGCCGGGTTACGTGTGAGCGCCCGCCCACCAGACGACGACGGGGATGTTGCGGTCGTCGAAGATCACGACGACGCGTGCGCCTTGCGCGGGCAAGGTGGCACCGTGGATCGCTCCCCACTCGCAGGGCCCGTAGAGCCGCTCGAGGCTGTACTCGGGGAGAATCACCCACAGTTCGTCCGCGAACGTGACGGGAGCCGGCCGGTTTCGGCTGACGTAGCCGCCGACGACCAGGCGCTGTGGCGTGGGGCCCCCGTCGCGGAGGAGCTCTGTCCGGTCGGCCATGTCGCCCCCCGCTAGGTCTTGGGTCTGTAGTAGCCGAGGAACCCTGATGGGCCGGTCGTTTCGGCTGGGCCTTCCTCGGGATCGCCGGGGCCACCCATGGAGATGGCCTTCCCGCCCCCGACGTAGATGGTGACGTGCGTGGTGTGCCCGATTTCACCGAAGAGACACAGGTCACCGGGCTGCGGGTTGGCGACCTTCGTCGCGTTGTTGATGAGCGTTTCGGTGGTGCCGATCGAGCTGTAGTTCGCGCCCGTAGGGTCGGGTAGACCTGCTGCTTTGAACGCGAGGATCGTGAACGAGCTGCAGTCCATGCGGCGCGGTGCTGGCCCGAAGAGGTCCGCGCCTGCCTGCCGGCCGCCGCCGTAGACGTATTCGTACTTGCTCTTTTCGGTGAGAGCGCGCTTGGCAGCTTCGACGACGGAGGTCGCACCGCCGGTGATCGCACCTGCGGCTTGTTCGCCGCCGGCTGTCGCTTTGGGCTCGGGGAGCGGTTCGATGGGGGGCTGCAGGATGAGCTGGGTGTAGATGTCTTTGAGGCAGTTGCGGGTGGCGTTGGCGATGATCCACCGGCCGTTGATGGGTCCGGAGCCTTTGAATTCGATGACCTCGCCGGCGCGGTACTCCCGAATGCCGCACACGAGGTTCATCCGCACCTCGGCGGGGGTGGAGGGCTTGCTCGCCCGGGAGCGGCGCTGAACTTTGCCCTTGACCTTGTGGGTCTGGCGGTACTGGAAGGTGGTGTTGTCGAACGTGTAGGTCAGCGGCGTCTGGATGGCGCCTTCTTCCACGTGGCCGTTGGCCTTGGTGATCTTGTTCGCGGGTACGTCGACGTGCAGCACGGGGCGCTGTTTGGCCATTTCCGGCCCGGTCATGTAGAACAGGCTGTTGCCGTTGGTGAAGAGGAACCAGGTGACCTGCTGCGCGAGGCGGGTGCCGGCTTCCCAGGAGTCTTCGTCGGGGTTTTCGACGGTGCCGCGGGTGAGCTGCCCGACGTCGCTCGCGTTTTCGGTGCCGCCTGCGCTGCCGGTGGCGCCGCCGGCGGCGACGATCGCCTTGGCCTCTGGCAGGAAGCTCGAGTAGCCGGCCTCGCTGGCGTACGCGTTCGCTGGCCAGATGCTGGGCACCTCAACGCGTACGGCGATCTCGATGGGGTCGGTGATGCCGCTGTGTGCGAGCGCGATCGCTCCGCCGCCCTGGAAGCCCTTCCCGCCGAGGAGGAAGCTCCTGGCCATGCCGGCGGTGTCGTGCGGGTCAGGCCACGTGCTCGAGCTGCCTTGCAGCGTCCCGTAGTAGCCGGCGGAGTTGGGGGTGAATGCGTCTGCTGCCTCGCCGATGGAGGACTCGGCGATCGCCGCGAACATCAACGCTTCTATTGCGACGGCCGGCGCGAGCAGCCCGTCCGCGGTGGAGAGCAGCGTGTTCGCCTCGGTCACCTGCTGGGGGTTGAGGTTCTGCCCCTTGACGGTGACGGGGGAGCCGGCGTTGACACCGGCTGCCTTGCTGGCCTTCGCTTCCCCGGCGGCCTTCGCCGCGGCAGTCTGTAGCTGTTCGGTCTTTTCTTCGGGGGTCCGTTCGACGGGCTGGACCGTGTTGACGGCTTTGCAGCGGAAGTCGATGGGCTTCTCGCCGTGATGCCCGACTTCCCTGACGAGATCCCGGATGAACTGGGCGCGGGTGGCGGTGCCGGGCGGCGCGGTCTTGGGGCCCCAGTAGTCGCGGAGGTACGCGACGATGCGATCCTCGAACGTAAGTGTGAGGTTCGGCTGTGTGCGGTCGGTGCTGCCGTCGATCGCGCAGAGCCGCCAGAACCACCCGCTCTTTTCGGGGAATTCCACCTCGATCTGGTCGACGAGGCCTTCTACCACCTCAAGCCAGCCGGATGTGGTGATCGCCCACTCGGGGTCGATGACGGTGACCTTCAGGAAGCTCGCGCCCTGGATCTCTGTTTGCAGTTCTATCTCACTGATCGCCTTCGCGAGATCCTCAACGGCGGGGGCGCCTTTCTTGGCGCTCTTGACGACCTGCTTCGCGATGAAGTGAGAGAGCAGCTGCGGGTCGGGCTGGCTCATGCGGGGACCTGGCGGAACGCGGTGAGAGGGATCCTTACCTTGGTACCTGGTTTCAGGTGCTTTTCGGCGCTGGCACCGAGGTTGCGGTTCGCTTCATGGATCGCTTTCCACGCGCTGGGGATGCCTTCACGGACCGCGATCTTTTTGATGGTGTTCGCCGTCGACGTGGAGTGCACCGTCTTGTACTTCCCCTTCACCTGGTCACGGACGCTGCGGTTACGGGCGATCGTCCCAGCGGTACTGACGATCTCCGTGAGTTCGACGGTCGCCGCCTGGCGGATGCGCGCGCCGCCGCTATCACGGTCGGGGTTCCGGTCCCAGTCGATGTGGGTGATCCACCATTGCCGTGACCGGCCCGGTTCGCTCTGAAACTGCTTCGGGACGAGCGGGATCGTCCTGCCGTTGCTGTCGGTAGTGAACACTTCAACGTAGGGCGGTTCGCCCTTGATTTCGCCGCTCGGGGGGTTCGGGTCGTGCCCGTGCATCCATTCGAGCTTCAGGATGTTGTTCTCGATGTCTTCACGGTTCGCGGTGCGCATGACCGCGTCGAAGAGGATCGGGACGGCCATGACGATCGGGTCGTAGCCCGTGGAGACGGTGTAGCCGACGCGGCCGGAACGATCGAGGACCGCGATTTTCGGGCCGCCGGCGATGCGGGTTGGTGCGCCGTCCCCGGCGAGCACTTGGAACTTCCGGTTGGTGCCGGTGGCGGTGTGTCCGAAGAAGCCGATGAGCTGGCCGGCGAGGACAGCACGCTGTGGGGGTGTCATCGTCGTGCCTTCTGCTTCAGCGCGTCCCGTGTGACGGCTTCACCGACTGTGCGGCTGGCGCGCGGGTCGTTGAGGATCGCCGTGGCGATCTCCTGGCCTGCGCCGTGGCCGAGGTGCACATGAATGTGCTGTACGGGCCGTGGTCCTCCTCCGAGGCGGCGGGCGGCCGCGACCAGCTCGTCTTTGAGCTGCCTGTTCTGCGCGGCCGATTCGCCTTCCATGGCGGGCAGATGCTCGCGTTTCATGAACTGCTTTGCGATCCATTCGCGGTTGAACGCGGACAGCCCGGCTATCTCCTGCGCGCCTCCGCGGGTGTGCACGGCTGCCCAGGGGTGCGCGAGGATTTCCCTGGCGCGGATCCCTTCGAGCGCTACATGGCCGGGGAGCTTGCCTTCATGCGCTCGTTTGTCGGCGGCGGTGGTGTTCGCGAGGTTTTCACCGAAGAGGTGCAGTTCGTGGGCGGCGAAGAGCGCGGCCGCGCCGATCGCGAGATACGGGCCAGCTCCCACGCCGGCCGCCGCGCCGACCTCCCCGCCGGTCGTAGCTGCGCCGCCGCCGAGGATCCCGGATAGCCCCTTGACGAGCGCGAGGCCTTTCACGGCGTTGACGAAGTTGGAGATCTTCTGGACGGCGAACACGGTGCCGAGCGCGTACGCGAGGGCCTTAGCGACGGTGGTGTTCTTTTCGAACCACTGCCACACTTCTTTGGAGACCCCGACGACTTTGGTGGCGTCGGTCTCGAGGGTGCCCCATCCGCCGTGGCCCTGCTCGATCGACACGGCGAGTTTTGAGAACCAACCCTCGACGGAGGTGACGGCGGGCACGAGCTGCGTGCCGAGCGTGAACTCAAGGCCTTCCCACGCCATCTTCGATTCCGCCTGCTTTTCCTGGAGTTCCTCGAGCTCGTGCCCGCCGCCTTTGAGCGTCGGGAAGAACCGTTTCGCCATCTGGTCGAAGTGGTTGAGCCCGAGCGCGCCTTTGTCGAGGACAGGCAGCAGCGCCGTGCCGCCACGTCCGAAGAGCTGCAGCGCGAGACGGGTCTTTTCAGCCCCGTCCTTCATCCCTTCAAAGCGCTTGGTCACCAGTTCGAACTTGGCCTGTTCGGACAGGTGGCTGAACTTGGTGAGGTCGATGCCGAGCGTCGCAAACGCCTTGGCCTGCACGCCCAACAGGCCGGTCGCGATCTTGTGTTTCGCCGCGGCCTTCCCCTGAGCCAGACCGTACGTGTATTCCTGGCGTTCAGCCTGCTGGATGTTCTTCGCGAGGAACTTGAACGCGTTACCGCCCGCCTCCGCGCCGATGCCGCGGGCCTTCAACGCTGCGGTGTAGTCGAGGGAGGACTGCTCGCCGATGCCGGTGATGGAGTGGAATTTGTGGGTTTCCTCGGCGAGTTCGCCGGTCTTGGAGATGACATCCTTCAGACCGAACGCAAGGCCACCAACCCCGATCGCGCCGAGGCCGTAGCCGATCATTGACTTCAGGCCGCCGAAGGACCTCCCGACCGTCTTGATCTGTTTGTCGAGCCCGCCGAGTTTGTGCTCGGTGCGCCCCGATTCCTCGCCGACAGCATGGACGGCCTTCACGGCCCCGTGCTCGTCGATGAATAGGGTGGTCTTGACGACCCTGTCCTCGGACATCAGCGCCACCCTGCTTCGCGGAATGCCTCGGCGACGATGGCGCCCTCCAGGTGTTCGATGCTGCGCGCGTTACGCGCGGCGGCTCGGAGCAGGAAGGGGTGCATGTCCTGCTCGACCCAGGTGTCTGTGCCGAAGACGGGGTGGCGGAACTGTCCGCTCTGTGCCGCGGCTTGTGATTTGCCTTTGCCCTTGTTGCCGAGCTCGAACAGCCCGGCGAGGGGAACACCGGGGCCGCCGGCGATGACGGAGATGCTTGTGCCGCGGAGCCTGACCTTCACCGACGGGGGGATGCTCTGCGAGTACTCCTCGGCGTTGGTCTTGGCGTCCTCGGCGATGAGCCCGCCGGCGACACGGAGCGTTTTCTTGAGCTGCTTGTCGGGCTTGAAGGACTTGAGGTCCCGGGTGAGCTGGCGGAACTCTTTGAGGTCGACGCCCTCCTTGCCGCGGCTGAGCACGGTCACGGTGTTAGCCATTGCTCGACCTCTCTTTTGCCCGCTCGTAAAGCTCGTCTGTGCGCTCCAGGACCGCTTGGACCCAGACGGCGCGTGAGGGGTCCGGGTCGGTGTAGAGGCCCTCGATGAGTGATGGGGCGCCGGCTATGACACAGGTGGCGGCCAGGTCAACTAACCGGCCGCCTCGGATTCCCCCAGGGCCGTCTTGTCGGCCTCCCTGTCCGCGTATGCTTTCTCGGCCTGGAGCGCGACGAACTGGTCCATCACGTCGAGTTCGCGGCGGAAGATCAGGAACACCGCCTGCCGGTCGTTCTCACACGCGCCGAGACCGAGGTATTCGGCGAGCGACACGCCGAGGGGCTGCGCGAGCTCGTGGATCTCACCGTCGATGTGTGCCTCGACGCCTACGTTCGCCGCGATGAGATGCTCGGCGGCGAGGTACAGTTCGCGGTCCTTGCCGCGCTTGACGCCGGTCGCCTCGACTGCGTCGCCGACCGCCCGGGTTTCCGCGAAGTCGAGGATCCGGTAGTGGGCGTACAGGCCGCCGTAGCCCGGGATCTCGAGCGTGACCTTGTCCTTGATCTGGATGGTCCGGCGGTTGCTCTGTAGCCGCTCCTGGAGTGACTGCGCGGCTGGCTCGACGGGCTCGTGCGCTCCGGCCTCTATGGACTCGTGTGTCATGACACCTTTCCGTATCGGGTTTGCGGCGGCGCGCTAGCTCAGCGGGCCGTTCGGGCCGATCGTGAGCTTGAGCATCGCGTCCTGGTTGCTCTCACCGGCCTTGTAGTTGGGTCGCGAGGCGCTGAGCAGCACGCCGGTGTACCCGAAGATCGTTCCTTGGGGCCGTCCGGGCCCGTTGAGCTGGATGTAGCCCACTTCGATGGGTTCGCCCCCGGCTGCGGCGTCCAGCGCCTTGTAGGCGGCTATGAGGACGTCTGACCATGCGCGTTCGACGGTGATCTCCGAGCGGATGGGGACGCCTCCGAGGGACACCATGGGCTGCATCCCGCCGGGGTGGACGATCTTGTTCTGCGCGACGTTGTCGCCGCCGTCGAGGACATCCCATGATTCATCGTCGATCGTGATCGCCGAGAGCTTGACGTGGATCGCTGCTTGGTCCGTCCTGTAATAGCGCGTGGGACTCACCTTCTTTCCGACTGCCTGATCGGCTAGATTCGAGGTTGTCATGAACCCGCCAGAGAAGATTCAGCTCGGCGAGACCTTTGGTCGCTTGACAGTCATCGAGCGCCTAGCCACCAAAGGCCGAGAGCGCTATTACCGGTGTCGTTGCCAATGTGGCCAAACGACATCCGTTCGGGGGCGTCACCTGCGGTCAGGCAACACGAAGAGCTGTGGATGCCTACGGGGAGATGTCGCGGCTACGAAAGCGGCATTGGAAGCACGTAGAGGAGGCCTCTCGCGGCATCTTCTCTACAACTGCTGGCGTGCGATGATTGCTCGTTGCGAGCACCCGCACCACCCGAGCTTTCCTCGATATGGCGCTCGTGGGATCTCGGTCTGTGCTGCATGGCGCACAGACCCATTTGCCTTCTTTGGATACATGGGCGATCGACCCGCTGGCCACAGCATCGACCGGATCAACAATGACGGCCATTACGAACCCGGAAACGTGCGGTGGGCTACTCGCAAGCAACAGCAGAACAACATGCATACTCGGACATCGCAGTTCCCGACCGAGAAGATTCGAGCTCGCTATGCCGCCGGGGGCATCACGCAGCGCGAACTCGGGACGATCTACGGCACCTCTCCGGCGAACATTTCTCGAATCGTACGCTCCAGCTAGAGCGCCCCTACAGGGGTTCTGAGGTTGGCGCGGTCACGAGTTTCAGCCCGACGCGATCCGCGAAGTCGACGATCTTCACAACGAGTTCACCGTTCAGTTCCCCGGCCTGCAGGGATTTGGGTGTGTTGACAGGTTCGCCGACGTTCACCGTGCCGGCCTCTTCTACGGTGTCGCCGAAGAGCGCCCCGCTCTCCCAGTGTTCTTTGATGAGGTTCTGCAGCTCCATCTGGAGCTTGGGGATGCTGGACTTGCGTCCGCCGAGCAGCTTCCGTCGGTAACGCCCGACGATTTCTTCACCTTCGGAGGCGAGCGCCATGCGCTCCCTGGCGGCGGTCGCCTGCCAGAAGATCGCGTCGACGGTCCGTGACAGCCCGGTGTAGAAGCCCTGGAGGCAGAACACGCCGTTTTCTTCGACGAACGGGTTGATGCCGGCTTCCTGCAGCAGTTCGGCTTCCGGTTCGGTGAACTGGTTGGTGAGCCCGAGGATGTAGGGGATCGGCCAGTCGGTGCCGGATGGCGCGACGCTGTTGTTGCCGGCCTTCGCCACGAGCGCGCATAGCCCGGCGAGTACGGCTGAGCCGGCGACGGTGCGTGTGGTGCCGGGCGTGAGGCCGGGGATGATGGCGCTGGAGGAGTGGAACCCGCCGTAACCGAGGAGGGCCGCTTCGAGTGCTTTCGCGGCGATGAGCGTCGCCGCGGACGGCGCGTCTGCCAGGTCGAACCACGCGAACCGGTTGTTTTCCCGGCAGTGCAGCGCCATGCCATTGTGGACGGTGGCGCCGGTCTTACCGGGGCAGATGACCTGCCCTGACCCGAGGGCCTTGGGGAACGCCGCGAGCGTCGCCACGAAGGACGCTTCGGTCAGGTCGTTCGCGTCCAGGCCGCCCGCGAGGCTTTTCGCCACGAGTGCCGCCGGGATGTTGGTGGTGAAGCCCGCTTCCGCTGAGGCGGTGAGTGTCACCCACGCCGACGTCGCGGACCATTCGATCCCCTGCGCCTGCGTAGTGAACTTCGGGGACGTTTCTAGGACACCTTCGGGGCCGATCACCTTGATCGTGTATTCCGCCCCGTTGATGATCACTTCGACCTGCAGGTTGTTGCCGTCGGTGCCGGGTGTCTTGGCGGCCACGATGATCGTGGGTTTCGCACCGGCGTCTTTGAGCACCAGTTTCGCGGTCACGGCCGTGTTGTCCGTCACGCGTGCCACGTAGCACTGTGATTCGCCGATCGCGAGCACCGTCTGGATCGCGTTGTACGCCTTCGCGCTGACCGCGGTGGGCGGCCCGAAGGTCAGGGTGAGCTGCGCCATGCTGCGGATCAGCACGGCGGTCGCGGGGCCACGGTCGAATTCGCCTGCGACGAACGTGGTCGCGGCGGATGGGAATGGGCCTCTGGCGCCGGCCGTCTCGCCGGTAGTGACTTTGACGTTCAGCATGGGCGCTCCTTTTCTGGGGCTCTAGTCGACGGGCTCGGCGGTGACAGTGATGTGCGTCTGGGTGGCGTCCGGCCATTCCGGATACGGCTGTTCGGGTTCGTGTTCTTCGCCTTCGGGCCCGGGGGTGCCGGGTGGCGTGATCGGCCCGGCCTCAGCTACGACGATCTGTGCGACCCACACGTGGAAGGTGGCGATGGAGCGGCATAGCCAGCGGTCTTCGTCGTCTGGCATGTCGAGCTCGGGCGCGGTGATCATGCGGGTGCGCTGCGCGAACCCGCCTAGTTCGCTCTGCTGCACGAGCAGCTGGCTGGCGGCGCCGTAGAACGCGGCGCGCATCTGCGCGGCCTGTTCGTCCTCGCCCTCGCAGACACAGCCGACTTGCACCTCGTACCGTTGCGTGTAGCCGACGGACGCGTTGACCTCCGGGTCCCCGGAGGGTTTGCTGACGACGATGACGGCGGGGAGGTCGTCCTCCTCGTAGTACTCGAAGTCGAGGGCGCGGCGGAACGATTCCTCGCTGGGCGGCCGGGGGATCGTCTTGCCCGGCACGTTGTTCTGGCGCTCGACCTCGGCTAGGTATTCATCCCACCAGAGGCTGAGGGTCGCGAGGACCGCCTGGTCGACGTTCCACGTGGACAGCAGAGGCCCAAAGATGGACTCCATCGGGCCTCCTTCGGGGTTATGCGATCGACGGGAACGCCCGGTTCGGGGTGAGCAGCTCCAGGCACCTGCCGGGGAGGAAGAAGCCGAGCGCCGCCGCCCCCGTTTCGAGAGCGTCCGCCTGCGCTCGCTTGCCCTTCCCGGTGTCCTGCGTCGAGCGGTAGTTCACGCGGATGGCCTCCTTGGCGGCCATCTTCACGTTCTCCGGTATTTCTTCCTGGCCAGCCTCGTACACGAGATGCACTTGCTGGTTGCCGCGCTGAGCGTCGAACGGGAACACCATCGTCCCGCCGCCGGCGGTGCGACGGGTCACGATCCCGTGCACCGGGTCGAGCATCACACTGTAGATCTGCCCTTGGGCGGGGGTGCCGATGATCGCGAGGTCATACTCGATGGGCCCGCGGTACTCGCTGGCGGCCAGGAGGCGAAGGATGGGCCTGGCGCCATATCCGGTGCTCGGCTTGTGCGGGAGGGCGATGGTGGCGTGGCCGCCGTTGAACCATTCGTCGTACACGGTGGGGATGACCGGACCGATCTCCGCTTCGATGAGCGGGGCGACAGCACGGATGTGCTCCATGAGCTTCGTGTCGTGGGCCCGGTCCGCCGGGTCGATGTTGAGATACTCCAGGACCTCGGGTAGCCCGACGATCATGCCGGCACCGGAGGTGAGGTTCGGCTGGACTTGGATCCACAGGTAGCCGACGGTCGGGAACGTCATTTCGCCGCCGTCGCTGAACACGACACGCCAGCTCCCCATGTACATGCCGGGGCTCGCGGTGTCCGCCGCGGTCGGGGAGTACAGGACGCCACCCTCCGTGGGTTCAGTGACGCCGACCGTCCCCGTGAGCTTCACCGGCGCCGCGGCCGTCAGGTCGCGCATCGTAAGCGTCACCGTCGCGCCCGCCAGGTTGACCGCGGTCCCGTCGCTGTACTTGAGGTTATCCAGCAGGAACGGCTCCGTGTCCCCCTGGACGATCGTGAAGTCGGCCGGCATTATCGGCCTTAGAGCGTCCGGCCGTCGTGCAGATCGTCGGGGTGGGAAAGCACGTTCTTGATGAGCACTCGCGTGCCCTCCTTTCGATGAGTGGCTAGGACCTACTTAAAGCTCTGAGGGTCAGCCGACGACTCGGACGATCACGAAGCCGGAGCCGCCGTCGCCGCCTTTACCGCCCGCGCCCGGGCCTGCGCCTGCGTTCCAGGCGCCGCCGCCGCCGCCACCACCACCTGCTGAGGTGTTGGCTTCGGCGCTCGCGCCGGGTTCACCGGCCGTCGTAGCGGAGCTACCGGCCGTCCCCCCAGCGCCGCCGACAGTCTTCGAGCCCGCCGCGCTCGCGCCACCGCCTAGAGTCGCTGAGGATGTGCCGCCGCCGCCTCCTCCGCCGCCGGTCCAGCCCCAAGGGACGCCGCCTGCTTTACCGGAGCCGCCACCTTCAGCCGCCTGGTTCTGTTCAAACGTGCGCGTGTTGCCGCTCTGGTTTCCGAAGATCACCGCGAGCACGTTGGCCGCGCTGTTCGCGCCGCTGCCCTGACCTCGACCGTCGGCCTTCGCTACAACGGCGATCCCCGTGCCGGTGACGGTCGTGTCTTTGCCCGCTTCTGCAGTTGACCCGGCTTTGCCTCCCGCCGCGCCACCGGCTCCGCCTTTGCCACCGGCACCCACTTTGATGTCCAGGGTCGTGTTCGCGCCGACCGTCACGACCTGCGTCGTGTAGCCCCCAGCCGTGCCGCCTGCGCCGCCCTTTTGTTCAGCGGTCGCCGAGGACGACCCGCCGCCTCCACCGCCTCCGCCGCCGCCGACGGCTGTGATCTCGAGCGTTTTGGCGTTATTGGGGATCGGCCATGCTGCGTTGGTGGCTGTCACGATCGTCGTGATCCCGAAGATGTCCCCTACTTCTTTTGGGGTCGCCGTGACGTCCTGCCGCGCGAAGTTCAACCCACCGGAGACGGTCAGTGCGCCGGAGACCTTGCCGACAAACGCGACCACCCGGCCGTAATGGCAGGTGCCGTAGAGCACGTTGTTGGCGTCGAGGAGGTGTTTTTCGGTTTTGAACCATTCGCTGGCTTTGCCGTCCTCGATGTCCCACAGGGCAATGACAAGCTGCGCCGGGTTCGCGGTCGGGAGAGAGATCGCGCCTTCCGTCGGAGACCAGCTCGCGATGTGGTTGTTGCAATGCTGCGTATCGAGGCGGTCCAGATAGGCCGAGTGGCCGTCGTTGCCCGCATACTGTTCGTTGCCGGTGATCCCTAGGCCGACAACGCATTCGGTGGCGGTGACTTTGTCGGCGTAGCCGAGGGCCGAGTTCATCACGACCCCGACATAACAGCCGTGGCCGGTGACCTGCCCTATGTTCATGCTGCCGTTGTCGCTCTCGGGGAGGCGAATCCCAAAGCTCCAAACGTGTGTCGGCTGGCCGCCCGCTGAGGCCGTCACGTTGTCCATGCCGAAGATCTTGCCGACACGCGACAGGTCGATCCCGCCGATCGTGGGGTTTACCGGGAGCTGCACCGTGATCCCGTACATCTCGATCTGGGCGCGGGAGAAGTTCGCGTTTTTGCCCAGCACCTCCGACGTCGGGCCGCCGATTACTGACGGGGCGCCGTGTTCGGCGGAGTAGGTGCAGGCCGGCCCTTCGTATTTGATGTTGGTCCCACCGACCGCGCCTTCAATGCGGATCTGCGTGACCGGGCCACCAGCTTTGTAGTTCGGGAAGCACACGCAGGCGTTGCCGCCGTAGTCAGTGCGGGGTGCCGACGTGATGTGGTATTCGAGGCCGAGGATGATGCGGGCCTTGGGAACCGCCGCCGCGGCGTCCCAGCATTCCTGGAGCGCTTTCGCGTCGTCCGCTGTCGTCCCAGCGCCGTAGTCCTCGGGGCGGAATAACGCCCAGCCAGTAACGGCCGTGAGCGGCAACTCCGCAGCGGGTAGCCTCGTGCCGTCGTCGAGTGTCGCTACCCCGCCTGCCGCCCCCTTCTGTGAGAGGGGGACCGAGGCGGCTTGTGCGGCTGCTGCTGCCCCTGCTGTGTCGAAGTCGGTTGCGGGGTGTGTCGCGGCGGAGCCAAGGCCGAGGTTGGTTCGGGCTGTGGCGGCGTTGGGGAGGTCTGAGAGGTTGGATGCTTTGGCGAGCTTTCCGCCCTCGGCCGCTTCTGCCCGGGCCTGCTCTGTCGTGGCGCTCCCGGCAGCGTCAAAATCGGTTGAGGCGTGTGTGGCGGCCGTTCCTAGTCCGAGGCTGGCGCGAGCGGTCACGGCATTGGCAACATCGGAGAGGTTCGCGGCCTTGACGAGGAGGGTCCCCTCGGCGGTTTCTGCCCGGGTGCGCTCGGCGGCGATCGCCGCGAGTCGCGCGGTGGCCTCAGCGACGACCTGGCTGTCGGTGTATGCGCCGGAGGCGGCGTGCATCGCCTCGAGGTTCGCGGTGTCAATGTCGGGCGGGGCGTTGTCGTTCCAGCCGAAGGGGCTAATCGGGCTCAATGGTGTCTCTCCTTGGGTACAGCCCGATCCTTGGGTAGAGCCCTTTGCGGGGTCGCAGCCCGATGGCGATGCGGTGTCCGTGGCGGGGGGCGACGAGACCGGCGGCCTCGGCTGGGGTGACCGTCCCGGCTTTCTGCCGTGGGTTGACGAGGCCGGGGAGCGTGATGATCCGTGACGGGGTGCCGATCGTGACGGTGCAGACCGCGCTGGAGGTGCTCGACGCGGGGTTCAGGGGAACCTGGGTGGCGGCGGTGAGCCCCATCGTCGCGGAGCTCGTGCTCGCTGCTGGCGAGAGCGGCACCTGTGTCGCGGCCGTGAGGGACATCGATGCCGCGCTCGTCGACACGGCGGGGTTCAACGGCACGACAGTGGGCGTGCTGCCGACCGTGACGGTTGCCTGCGCCGAGCTGGTGCTGGACGCTGGCTGCAACGGGATCTGGGTCGCGGCGCTGACCGCCATTGACGCGGAGCTCGTGCTGGATGCCGGGGACAGGGGGATCTGTGTAGCGGCGGTGACTGCGGCGGACGCGGAGCTCGCGCTGACCGCGGGCGATAGCGGGACCTGCGTGGCGGCGGTCACGGCCGCTGTGGCGGCGCTCGCGCTCGCGGCGGCCTGCAGGGGTATCTGCGTGGCGGCGCTCACAGCCGCGCTGGCGGCCGAGGAGGACGCTGCGGGGCTCAGGGGGACCTGTGTTGCTGCCGTGACCGCCATTGAGGCTGAGGACGACGAGGACGCGGGGTTCAAAGGGATCGCTACGCCGGTCGCGGCTGGTTTGATCGCGACGACGAGTATCCCGGCGCCTTTAGACGTTTCCCAGTTCGCGGTGAACGTCACCGCCGCGAGGGTCGTCCCGGGGATGTAGGAGCCCGCCATGCAGCGCGTCGAGGCGGTTTCGACGTTCGTCATCGGCCCGGTGCCGGTCCACGCGCTAATCGTGCCCGTCGCCGCCGCCCCGTCACTCACCGCGGCGAGGACAATGTCGCCGGCGTCGGTGGTCGTGATCGCGTTCGACGTGATCGTTTTCACAGACACGGCGTTGTCTTTGTTGTTGATGACGTCGACCGTTTCGGACGCGCCTGACAGCTCGAAGTAGGAGATGCCCTGTATCGCGCCGCCCGCCCCCACCGTCGGGTTTAGTTCCGTCTCACCACCGACGGCGATCTTCATCGCAACCCACAGCGAGTTAGCGGACGCCGCGTTTAGCGCCTTCGTGGCGTTCACCGTCCAGCCCGTCGAGCCGCTTTTCTGGTCTTTGCCCGTCGGGGCCGACACGGATGCGGTCTGTGAGATGAACGCGACCAGCAGGTTCCCAGCCGTCGCGCTCGTGATGGTGAGCGTCGAAGCTACCGCCGACCCGGTCTGCTTCTTGTTGACGACCGCAGCGGCCATTGGGCGTCACCGCCTCGGTGCTATTTGAGTTCGCCCTTCAGGACTTTCGCGGCGATAACCGGAGGCGTCTGGGTGGAGCTGATCACGGTCGACGTGGCGGTTCCCCACATGACGATGTTGCACGCTTCCGCGCGTTTCTTTTCGGGGGTCGCCCAGCCCGTGACGGTCTTTTCCAGGGCGGTGCATGCGGCGAAGATGAGTTCCAGTTCGTTTTCGATGGTGGAGATGGCGGCCTTCGTCAGTTTGAATTTGGTGAGGTCGAGTTTGAGCCGCACATAACCGGTGTAGGTCGCCTCGGACGCTTCGATGGATTCCCCGGTCGAGGACGCGGTTGGGACGGAGGTGCAGAGCGCGAGGTACAGTTCGGCGGGCATCGTGAAGGATGTCTTGCCCCACATGTGGCCGAGCGTCTTTTCGGAGATCGCTTCACTGAAACCCGACAGCAGCCGGACCGTGCTGTAGAGCAGGATCGCGATGTTCAGTACCGCGAGCTGGCGCACCCATGCGAAGCCGGAGGCCTGTGGTCGCAGCAGCATCCGGGTGAGTGCGCGTAGTAGCCGGCGGCGCATCACGCGGCACCCATGCTGGACTCGGCTACCGCCGGGTTCAGGTCGACCTGCACGGGGCCCGGCACCTGGTCCTCGGCTTCTGAAGGGCCTGTCAGTGTCTCGAACCCGGCTTGTGTCATCCGCCACCCGTCGCGCTCTTCCGCAAACCCACGCGAAGCGAGGACCTGCAGCGTCTGCAGGCACTCCGCTTCGGTGAGGGAGCGGCCCTGGACCTTGGTGCTCGCGTCCTGGGCGAGCCTGGCGGTGAAGTCGGGGAGACTGTAGGAGCGGATGCTGACGTCCGGGCCGCCCTCGTTCTCCACCAGCCATGCCTCGTCGGCGTGCCAGACGGGGAGGTGTGCGAGTACCCGGCGTTCGATGTTGGTGAGCTGGGGCATGCGGGCTCCTCTGGGACTAGATGAACGACAGCTCGAAGGCGTTGCTGGCGGCGGCCGCGTTGAGGATGAGGCTGGTGACGCCTGGCGCGATCGCGAAGACCGCGTAGCCGGTGAGACCGAGCGGCAGGCCGGTGTCACCGGGGTTCAGGTTGGTGCGGAGCTTCACCGCGACGGCGTTCGTGACGGGCAGCGCGACGAGGACGGCGGTGGCGCCTTCGGGTACCGGGATCGTGTTATCCCCGGTTTTGAGGTTGATGTCGAGGATCTCCCCGACGGGGGCGCCACTGGTCATCGTGAGCGGCCCGATGATCTTCTGCCCGGTCAGCAGGCCCGCTGACATGCCGCCGATGGTCAGTGACCCCGACATCAGATGGCCCTCGGCTGGTTGCCGCGGTGGATCATGCTGCGACCTCGTTGCAGTCGACGCACCGGTCGGGTACCTGCCCGTGCTCGCACCGCGGCTTGGGTCGTTTCGGGCGTGGCCGCGGCTGACCGGTGTTCTCTTTCGGCTCGACGGTGGTGGTCTCGGCCCGGATGGGGACGTCCCTGTATCCCATCCGGGCGAGTTCCACGTTCATGCAGCGCTCCACCCCGCTGTCGCTGCGTGCTCGAGCGTTTTCGCGCTCTTGGAGGAACATGCGGGCGCGGGGGTGCACCATGGCTCCTAGGAGACGAACAGCAGCGGCGCGACGGCCTTCGCCGCGGGCGTCACGATCGTCGCGGCGGCTTTCCCGGCAAGCGCCGCGCCGGCGGTCGCGGAGAGGAACAGCGGGCCGTTGGTGAACCACTGGTAGCCGATCGCCGTGGGGATCGACACGACGGCCGCGGTCGGCACGGTCGCGGCGGTCACGCAGACCTCGGCGTAGAGGAAGCCGTTCGGCGCGTTCGCGGCGGTGACTTCCACTTCGGATTCGAGGGTGAACGTGAACGGTTTGGACGCGGCGATCGCCGCGGCTACCCCGTCCGCGGACTGGGCGAGCAGCGCCGGGACGGCGAGCCCGGAGTACAGCGCGGCGAAGCTGTGTGTCGGGGTGACTGCCGCTGTCGCACCGACCAGCATCGCGATCTTGCTGAGCTTGTCGCCGATCTCGACTGGGATCGGGACGAAGCAGCCGACGTCTGTGGCGGCGAGCGCCCCGTCTGTCGGGTTGGCGAGCCCCAGCCACTCGAGGTTCGAGCGCTGGCTGCGGTTTGCCTGCTGCACCTGGCCGGCCTGGCCGAGCAGCTTGCGGAATGGGTATGTGGTCGGGTAGCCGGCGGCCACCAGATCTGATCCGGGCATGAGATGCTCCTTTCCGACCACTCAGGGCCAGATGACAGAGGGAAACCCCCGGCCAGAGCCGGGGGGTCCCAAGTGGTGGTCGGTCTAGTACGGCGTTTTGTCTTCGGTTTCCGGCGCGGCGAAACCGGTGCCGGAGCCGATCGTCACTGACGGCCCGTAGCGCTGCAGCAGCGCGACGTAGTTGTAGAGCCGGAACCTGATCTCCAGGGTGCCGGAGAGCGTCTGGTCGAAGATGTCCGTGCGGACGTCTCCCTCCATCAGCCACAGGTCGTCCCAGATCGCGCCGATCGCGATGTCCGCCGCGCCGGCGCCGGGAACACCGGCGGCGTCGTTGGTCGGCATGTTCGCGTCGATGTAGATCTTGGGGCCGAACGGCACTTTGCCCAGCAGCCCCTCGAACGGCGCCTGCTCGGCGTCGTAGAGGGCGTCAGCGTTGAAGTTGCTGAACCCGGCGCCGTCCTGCCCGACGAGGAACCTGCCGACGGTGTCGACTGCGGTGAACGCCCAGAACCCGCGGCGGGGGTGAACGAGGAACGTGAAGTCCTGCAGGTTGAACCTCGTCTGGGCGGTCTTGGATGCCATCGCCCCGAGCACCTGGAAGAAGCCTTGTGCTTTCGGCGTCGCGGCGGTCCATGTGACCGCGTTGGCTTCCCAGTTGGTGTTCGGGTAGATGCCCTTGATTTCGCCACCGGACAGGGGGGCGCCGACGCCTTTGCCGGAGATCACCTGTTTGTCGAGGGCGACGTCGTAGGCGGCCATCATGTCGCGGGTGATCACCTGGTCGATGATCGTCCCGGGGGACTGCTCGAGCAGCTGGATCGGGATGTCCGCGAACCCGGCGATCGTCTTGACTGCCGCGTTGACGTAGTTGTCCTTGATGTCCTGCGTCACCACGGGCGCGTTGTCCGCCGTCTGGATCGCGACGGCGGTCGGCGTGGTGAGCTTCGGGATGTTGATCGAGTCCGTGCCCGGGGGGAGCGGCATCTGCCGGCACAGCGCAGCGGCCACGCGGCCCGGGCGGAGGTACTCGAGGTAGTCGGAGATGAGCCACAGCGGCGGTACCGCGTAGCCACCCTGGCCGGGTTCCCTGGAGGGTGCGCGTCTCTCGAACGGGCTGACGTCGAACCCGCGCCGCTCGATCCCGAGGCGCCCTCGGGTCTCCATCTCGGCGTGTTCGATCTGTCGTTCGGCGGCGCGTGCGCGTTGCTGCGCGCGCTTCGGCAGGATGTCGTCCATCATCCTGCCGTGCTTCTCGAGGCGCTCCTGGAAGCCCTCGATCTTGGAGCCGAGGTGCTCCCGGAGGTCCGGGCGCATCCTGGCCGCGAGGTCAAGGTAGTAGGAGGCGCTCTTCGCCTCCCGGTCGCGGCCGTACACCTCTGATTCGCGGGTCAGGGCGACGCCTGCTTCGCGCCCGCTGGCGCGGGTGGCGAGATCGCGGCCGCGCTCGACCAGTTCCTGCCGCTCGATCCGAAGGTCGAGCGACTTGATCTCTTTGAGCTTCGCCTGGACGTCCTTGTTGAAGCGCTCCTCCGCCTCAACGAACGCAGCGCGCTCCTCGTCGGAGGGCTTCTCGTCGTCTTTCTCGGCGGCGTCGCGCGCCTCGAACTCCTCGTGCTCTTTCTCGCGCGCCTCGATCAGCGGGGCGACCTCGTCGGTCAGCTCCGCACGGCGGTCGAGCATCTTCTGCAGCAGGGTCCGCTCGTCTGTCTCCGGCTCCGTGAGGGTCGGGTCGCCGCCTGCAATTCTCGGCAGCGGGCTGCCCCACCGCTTTTCGGCCTTGGTCTGGTTTCGCATGGGTGGTTCCTTTCGGGAGCCCTCACGGGCGTTGGTGACTCCCGGGTTGCGCGCCGGACCGGACAGGACCCGTGCGTGCCTACTTGGAGGGGCACACGGGGGCTGTACGGCGAAACGAGCTAGGCGGGTACTGCAAGTCGGGTTAGAAGCCAGCGACGGGCACCATGCCCGCGCCGGTGATGGCGCTGATCCCTGTTGGGTAGCGGCCGGTGACACCGACGACATAGCGCCGGGTCTGGATGCGTACGCCCATGGTGCCGGCGAGCGGCTGGGGCATCACGTCGATGATCGGGTCGGACTCGAGGATCATCAGGTCCGATGGGCAGCAGGCGAGGATCGGCTCCTGGCCGTTGGCGAGCGTCGGGATCCCGTCGTCAAGGTAGACGGGCCGGCTGGCGAGCCCTGCCGTCGGGAAGTCACCGGCGTAGTCGGAGAGCAGCAGCGGCCGTTCCTGTTTGTCCTCGGATGTGGCGATCCACGCGAACCGGGGGCTGTTGATCAGCCAGGCCTCCATGGGGATCTTGCGCTTGCGCCCGATCACGGCGATCGCCTTACCGAGGACGGGGTAGAGCGTGGTGCCTTCGGCTGGGCCGGCGTAGGGGATCGCGTTGATGCCTTTCACGTTCAGCAGCCCGAGGATCTGGTTGACGCCCGTACCGTTGAGGAGCTGCTGCTCGAGCTGTTCCTGGTAGGCCGCTTCGAGTGCGAGCCCGACGAGCCAGTCGAGAGAGGCGCCGGCGGGTGACTGCTCGAGCATCGGGAGCGGCACGTCCTCGGTGCCGGCGATCGTCACGACCGGGTTCTTCGCCGCGGAGTCGGTGATGTCGGTGTCCGATACCGCGCTGTCTGGCGCCTGCGGCCGGGCGGATGGGCCGCTTCCAGTGAGGACCGGCAGGTTGATTTCCTGGGGGCCCTTCGGCAGCAGAAAGTTCGGTGCGAGCCTACCGAGCACCCTCTCAGGTCGCGGGATGTCGGCGAAGTACTTGATCATCCACATCGGGGGGGCGAAGTAGCCGCCTTCTCCAGGGTTCCAGCTGGGGGTGACGCGCACCTCGAACGGCGTGTCGACGGCGAGCATGGCGCGGAGCTCCCGGTCGCGCATGTCGACACGCCACTCAACGGCATGCCGCTGCAGGCGCTCCTCTGCCGCGGGGCTCTCGCCGCGCGCGGCGAGGAACCGGTCCTGGAAGTAGGAGTGCTCGCCGTGGAGCTCGTAGGTGCGGGGCTCCCGGATGCTCCGGTAGTCGCCGTTCCGGGCGTGCGCGAGGAGATCCTCGGTGCTCGCAGTGGAGAGGTCCAGGCCGGTCTCCGTGCTGCCGGTCATCGCCCACCTCCGAGTGCCACGAGCTGTAGGCGCGCCCGCTTCGTGTAGTCGGGTAGCGGGATCACCTTGCGCTCGGCGCCGCGGTCCTCGGGCTCAGGGTCGGGGTCCGGCTCCGGGGCCGTGGCGCCCAGCATCTCGGCGAGCACGGCGCGTCTCTCGCCGTCGTCCTCACGCGCGAGGGCGTTGAGAGCCTCTGTGAGCGCTTCCATCGTGGCTGCGCTGAGCGGCTCGCCGGCGCGCATCTCGGCGCGCTGGACGAAACCGCCGAACACGGCCTCGCCGCCGAGCGACTCGAGGATGGCCGTGGCCTGCTCGGAGCGGATGGTGGCGGTGGTGGTGGGGCTCGCGCCGTAGGAGACGACTGACACGTCACCGCGGTGAATGTCGAGGGACTTGATGCTGCGGTTGCTGTAGTCGTCGTTCCAGTCTTCGTCGATCGACCGGAACGCGAAGCTCATCTCGGTGACGTCTCCGCGGCGCATCTTCGGCTCGAGGGCGCGGACGTCGGGGTCCTCGGGGTCGAGCTCAGCTTCGACGAAGAGCCCCTTGTCGGTCTCGCGGAGTTTCAGGGTGCCGGACGTGGTGCGCGCGAGCGGCAGCCCTGTGTGGTTCACGAGCAGTTGGACGTCGAGGTCGTCCTTGTTGAGGCTCCGCTTGAAGGCGCCCCGCTCGATCGTCTCCGTGTAGAAGCCGACGGGGTAGGGCACGCCGGTGACGGACGCGATCCCGGTGAGGACGAGCACGTCTGTGCCGTCGTCATCCGAGCGCACCTCGAGAGCGGTGTCCGTGATCGGCACAGACCGGCGCTCCGGCCGACCCTTGGCCGGCGCGTGCGCCTTGCGCCACTCGATGTCCTTCGCGCCTTTCTGACGTTCGACGTATTCGGTGACGGGGCGCACCTTGACGGCCTCCCCGAGCACGATCTTGTTCTCGTCGTCGTATTCGAACGGCGCGGAGTAGAGGTCTCCGCACATGTGGAAGATGACGGTGTAGGGGTTGTCCTCTTTCCCGCCGCCCATCCAGTCCTGCACCCACACGTACCACGACGAGTAGTAGTAGCGGTCGGGCTCAGGGTCTGGGTAGGCGTCTGCGATTGCGCCTTCGAGCGCGGTGAAGACGTCGTTGGCGGTATCGCGCTGCTCGACCGTGACCCACACGCTCTTGGTCTCCTTGAGCGTGCCGTCCTCCCGCCAGTTATCGGGGACCAGGCCGGGGATGCCAGCCTTGTCCGCCTCGGCGATCGTGTGCCTGCGGGCGATGTCGTAGCTCGCGTCCGCCCGGGCCATGCTCTGGATCGCTTCTCTAACCGTCTTTTCGCGCTCGGCTTTGGTCATGCTGTACCTCCGGTCACGCCGGAATCGGGTTCGCCGCCGCCGAGCTGGGCAGGCGGTTCCTTCGCCGTGGCTTCCGCCGCGGCTACTTGCGCCAGGGCCGCCTGTAGCAGCTCTGTGTTGATCGGTGCGAAGAACGTTTTGCCCTGGCCTTCGGGCGCCTCGGGCATGTCGAACAGCGCCCTTACCTCGTCCGCGCACCAGGCGCCGGCGAGCATCATCAGCGAGCCGGCCTGCGCGCGCTGCAGCGTGTCGCCACGTAGACGGTGGTTCAGGTCCAGGTTGACGTACTGGCCGGGCGGGTGGAGGGCCGTGAGCGACTCCTGCAGCCGTCCGATGTAGTCCTGGAGCGTGTTGCGGGTGTACCCGAGCTCCTGCTGCTCGACGCCGGTCCCCCACGAGGTGGTGCGGTCGACCAGGCCGATCATGTGCGGCGGGATTCGGTAGATCATGCCGCTGATCTCGCCGGCCGAGAAGCCCCTGGACTGCAGGAACTGTGAGTCCTCGGGGGTGATCGTGACCGGCTTGAACGTCGCGCCATCGGTGAGGACGGCGGGGAGGTTCGCGTTGTTGATCCCCTGGTGAGCGCTCAGCCAGCTCGCGAGCATGGCCTTCGTCTCGTTGCGCTCGAGTTTGCCCGCGACCTCGATCACCCCGGCGGGGTAGGCCGCGTTTTTGAAGAAGCTCTCTCCGAACCGGGCCTGCTCGAGCGACAGGCTGAACGTGAGACGCAGTGACTGGATCGGGTTGACGCCCTCGAGCATCCCGGGCATCGAGAGCATCTTGACGTGGAAGACGTCGTCGATCGGGATCGGCTTATTGAAGAAGCGGTACTCGATCTGCCCTTCCCGGTTCCGTTTGACCTTCACGTTGTCGGCGGGGACAGGCTTGATCTGTGTCGCGTACAGGTTCCGGTCACGGTCGATGATGTGGCCGTAAAAGTTGCCGCGCAGCGCCAGGCCCGCGACGAACTGCACCATCCAGTCCAGGAGGCTGATCTCCGCGTACGGTTCTGTGATCAGTGGGGATGCCGGCAGCTCTTTGGCGTTCCGCAGGATCTTGTTGTCGACCAGGCGCAAGGGCAGCGTCGCGATCGAGCTCGTCAGCAGCCCCACGCAGCCGTACACCGCGGCGATCTGCAGCGCCGAGTTCTGCGTCACACCAACGCCGCCGTCCATCGACCCCGGCGGCGGAGGGACGGTCGACGGGCCCCAGGGCACCGCTCCGCTGACCGCCCGGACCTCTCGGTTACCGGTCGGTGTTGCCAACACGAGACCCGACATGTCAGCCGATCACCTGGAAGAAGATCACCCTCTCCCGTGGGATCTCCACGTGACCTGAAAGGTCAACCGCCTCGACATCGCTGCTGTCGCCCTTCGGCCGGTCCATCACTTTCGGCGCCCAGATGATGTAGTGCCGCCGTGTTTCCCCGGCGAGAACCCCTTCGATCGTGAGGTCGGACTGCTGGACGGGAGGACCCCCGTCGGTGAGGACCGTGCCGCCCTGGAGGTGGATGCGCACCTTGCGGTTGCGGTTGGAGAACGGGTTGCGGATGAGCATCGCTTCGCCTCCACGGATTGCGGGTCCATCGGCGCGCCCGGCGGGCGCCCGGGCCTACTCGTGGGCGACGACTGCGCTCTTTAGGAAGTTGATGACCTTGCCGCTCGCCTGCTCGGCCTTCACCCACAGTTCGCCGGCGTCGCCGGCCATCTGCTTCAGGAAGTCCTCGATCGACTTGATCTCGACGGCTTTGCCGTCGGTGAGGTGAACGGTGCCGGGCGTGGCGGCCTCCGTCTCGACCGTGGCCTCCGGCTTGTGTGCCTCGGGTGCGGAAGCTGCAGGAGCGGCGGGAGCCTTGGGCTCCGCAGCGGCGGGTGTGGCGGGACCAGCGGGTGTGGCGACTGAGGCCTCCATGGAGGGTCTCCTTTGGTTCGAGGTTAGAGTTCGCCGTCGGCTTCCATTTCGGCCTTCAGCTCATTCAGATCGATGACTTCGGGTTTGGGCGCCTGGAGCGTCTGGGAGCCCCAGTGCGCGAGCGTGACCGCGACGAGCGGGGATATGTCCACGGCGGACGATTTGCGCGACCACGCCCACGCGTCGCCGAGTGGGCGCTTGACGGCGCCGGCGATCGCCTGCTCGAGCTCGCGCGTCCCGAGGTGCCTCAGTGTGTCCTGGTCGACAGCGTCGTAGAGAAGGCCGCATGCCTGCGCCTGCTCCTTCGCGTTCACGAGCGTTACCTCGATCCCGGCCTCCGCGAGCTCGGCGAGTAGCGACGCCGCCGGGCCGCTCGCATCGCACACCACGGCGACTGGTTTGTGACTGACGACGAGTCCCGCGACGCGCTCGACCATCCAGCCGGTGCCGCGCTTGTGCTCAATGATCTCGACGTGACAACGTCGATCTGGTCGCGGGCCGGCGACGCCGATGGCGCCGTGGGATCGGTCGGGCGTGACGTCCAGGGCGAAGCAGACAGGGTTGAGGGCTGAGGACTCGCGGTCGATCCGCGACGCCCATGCCTCCGGTGTGATGACAACACCGTCGAGTCCGTCGGTGCGCGGCCAGTCGCCGACTCCCAGGCGCTCTACCGCGAAGGTGCGCGGATCCATAGATCGCTGCTCCCGAGCGACATGCTCTGTCGTGATCCTGATCCCGAGACCGGGGTTCGCTTCCGCCCAGCGCTTCGGGTCTTCAGCCATCGCCCGAGTCACCTCAGCGGGGTTGCCAGCGTCGACGGAATGCTCGAAGTAAGCGAGCGACGGGTCGCCGCCAACCAGCGCGCGCTCTCGAAGCCTGGCTAGCGCGACACCCTCGTCGTGGACCTCCTGGTCAACCGCTGACGCCGCGTACATGACCTGCGGGTTCGGCCTGGCCGAGAGTGTCGGGAGGAGCGCGCCGACCGTGGCCTCGGGGAGGATCATCGCCTCGTCGAGGCCGAGCCAGTCGGCGGTGAACCCACGGCCGCCGCCTTTGGTGCGGGTGCGGAACCGGATGCGCTGGCGAAGCCCTGTGCGCGGGTTCTTCTTGAGCTCGATGCCCTCCTCGCCGTGCGACTTGGAGACCCGGTCGACGCGCCGATCGAACTCGGGCGTGTCTTCGATCAGCATGAGGAGCCGGCGGAACCCCTCAAGCGACGTGTCGAACTGATGCGCGGAGTGGATCAGCAGGCGCTCGTCGAGCAGGAACAGCCCGGTGAGCTCGCGCGCCTCAAGGATCGAGCCCTTCCCGTTCTGCCTCGGAACGACAACGCCGACCTCGAACGCCGCCCACTTGTGGTCGGCGCGTTCGCCGAGCGACTCCGTGAGGATGTACTCCTCCCACGGGTCGAGGCTGAGCCCCGCCATCCGGCACAGCTCGATCGCTTCGGACCCGGCGGACGAGACATACTGCGGGACCCAGCAGATCCGTGGGCGCTGAATCCCGAGCGGCTCAGGTACCTGCAATCCGGTCGGCGCGACTAGCGCTGAGGGCGTCAAGCTGGTCCGTCCCTTCCTCCTCTGGCGCCAGCTCGCGTAGGCGGTTGATCGTCTCGCGCAGCTCGCGCGTGCACATGGACTTCGACGTCGCCGAGTTGTAGGGGTGCGCGATCTCGTACGCCAGAGCGACGGCTGCTCGAGCGAGACCTGATTCCCCGAGCGCCTTGTCCCGCCTCTTGATCGCCGCGACATCCCGCTCGGCGCCCGTGATCACATCGGTGCGCCCGGAGAGAATGAGAGGCTCGGGGAAGAGCTGCTCGGCGACGCTCGTCGGCAGCTCGATGAGCGTCCGGCTGCCGAAGATGCCGAAGATGCTGATGACTCGCGCGCCGAGGGAGTGGAGGTCGCCTGTGACTGGCGTCTTCTTCGCCGTCGGTTTTCGCTTGGCCGGCTTCCGCTTGACAGGTTTCGTCACTTTGCGCGCAGCTGGCCTCCCCGGCGTTGCTCTACGCCTGGGTTTGACGACCGGTGCTTCCCGAGCTGCGGGCTTGCGCGGGGACGGTTTCCTGGCGACCGGCTTCTTGGCCGGCATCACCAGTCCCTCGAAGTCCATCGCCGAGGTATATGTGGTGCCCGCCGGCGCCCCGCGGTCGCACGATTACAGCGGAGATGTTCGGGGCCGGCGTATATCGCGCGGTCGGAATCATCGTGACCGAGGTCCCACGGTTCGCCTGGCATGATCAGTTCCTTGCAGCGCGCGCACGCGACGTCGCCGCGTTCGACTCGAGCGACCCAGAGCTTGCGGCGGCGTCGATGCTTATGCCCGTAGCCCCGCTCATCGGTGGTCCCTCGTTCAAGTTGGCCTTGCGGCTGGCTCGACACGTTTGCCCATCCTTCGACTCTGTCGCCCCCCCCGCTGCGTTCGATGGGACGAGTTTTCAGAATTGGCTCTAGCAAGCCGTTTTGACCACGGGGAGAGAAACATTTGTTCAGCGCGGGTCACCTGGAGGCCATCTAGACTTTTCGACCCGGCGCGGTAGCCCTAGACGAGCGAGTCAGCGGCTCAGAGCTACGCGGCAACGGGTGGTAGAGCGCGTCCGATCCGAGGGGTGGGAGGATCTACTGGCGTGACGCGTGTTCCGCGACGACGCGCTCGTGTGCAGTGACAGCCTGCGCTCGTCCGTTGGTCCAGTTGTGAACGATGATCCGTTCTAGTGCGATCGGCCGGCTTCTCGCGCCGGTCGAGCAGCATCGCCATGATGCCGCCAGCCAACCCTGCGAGAACGCAGTGGATTAGCCTGGGCATCACAGCCTCCTACGATTGAGCCGCAGCCCCTGCAGTGGTGGGCTGCGGCAAGGCTGGGAGATCGACTCGTCTTGAGAGTCATGCTCTGCGACGGAGAGCGCCAGCCAAGATGGTCTCCTACGGGTCGCCCGGACTTCCGATGGTCACCGGGGCTGCGGGCCTGCCGGGTCCCGTGCTGCCTGTACATCCCGGCGGTTATGGATTGGCTTCGATCCCGCGTGCTGCTTGTTGATCGACTGCTACACCACGACCCGTCGAAGTTCTGAGTTCACGCCGCCCGAAGCTCAATGCGTTTGCCGCACTGGAAGCAGTCACCGTCGTCGCCGTCGATCGGGACGTCGCACCGGCAGGGCGAGGCCTTCTTCGCGATGACCCCTGACGATCGGCGCGCGTGTGGCGAGCAGTTGCCGCAGAGGCAGCCGTTGGCGAAGCCGTGGCATATGGGCGTTGGGCTGTCGACTACTCGCAGCTTGCCGTCGTGGGCCACGATGCAGCCGCGTCTGCCGTATGCCGGCAGAAGGATCTTCACGGTCATATGTCGCCCCGTTCCCGCCGCTGTCGCGTATAGGCGCGCATTGCACCTCGGCATTTGTCACAGCGACATAGCCAGGTGGTGTAGCCGTTGAGCGTCCCGTGCTTGATCGGGGCTCGGTGCAACGCTGCATGGTGCTTGCGACACAACCAGCGCACGTCTAACGGCTTCGCGTAGTCGTCATGATGCGCTTCGATGTTCGCCTTAGTGCCGCAGACCTCACAAGGCTGCCGAACCAGTGTGCCTGCACGTAGGGCGTCTCTGACCTGCATCCGTGCACCGTGCTTCACCGGATCGAACGTCGGGATCGGTCCCTGAGCGAGCCGCTGCGCGCGAATCCCGTTGCGAATCTCGTCGCGTAGTCCTCGCGTCCGGATCTGCTTGTGAAGCGACGTTTCAGGCACTCCGAGCTGGCGTGCATAGCCGCGAATGTGGCCGGCGGCTATACAGCCCCCAACGATCTCCGCGTCGCTCGGATACGTCGCGCCAGATGCCCGAGTGGACAACTCGCTCGACCGTATCGGTAGGTTGCACCCCACGTCGGACGGAATCATGCTGCGTCCCGGTATTCGGCTCGGATCTTGCGGACGTACTGGCCGCTCACGCCGTACTTGTCGGCGATCTTGGACGACGATAGATCGCTTTCAGCGACCCACCGCTTCCACTGGGGTGTGCCGTACTCGGGTTCGCCTGTGAGCGCTGGCTGACGCTTCCAGGCGGTGAGTGCGTCCTTTGCCTCCCCAAGGATCAGCGTGCGACTCTCGTCGCTTCGTGCGCGGGCGAGCCGCCGGCGGAAGTGATCAACGGACTTCTGTGGATGGTGCCGCTCGTGGTTGTCGGGCAGGTCGTCGCGGCGGTCGATGCCACCCGGCGGACGGCGTCCGCCGATGTCCTCACCGTGATCGCCGCCGGATGACTCCAGGTTGACCGCGCTCACGTGGCTGACCAGTTCGAGTTCGGCCAGGACCTGCCGCAGCTGCTGCTCGACGCTCACCAGACGGGTCATCGCACTCTCCTCAGTCCATTGCGGCTTACGACGGACCGAGACCCGTCCTCAAACTCGATAAGGGCGCTGTTCATGGATCCACGCGCGAGCACCCTGCACCGCTGGCCTTTGCGGTCGAGCTGCGTCATCCACGGCTTGTCGGGGTGCGGTCCCCAGTGCCAGATGTAGGGGAAAGCCTCACCGGCCATCGCTCACCCCCAAGACAATCCCAGCGACGATCGTCCCGACGATCAGGACGCACACGGCGATAAAGACCCAGCCCTCGACCGGACCCATGCCATCCATCGGACCACGCCGCCTCTCACCCATCGCTGTCCTCCCCGAACACATGGAGGTCGTCCATTTCCATTACGCGCTTCTCGTCGATGAGGTAGACGTATCCGAGCGGAGCAAGGCGGCTCTCGCGAATCTCATCTACCTCATCGGGAATCGTCAGGGCCGCTTCCGCCCGCCGACGACTCGCCGGGTGAACTAGCGCGATCAGGCGATCCTCACCCATCGCTGTTCTCCCCGAACCCCTCGGGCAGAAGTCCTTGGATCGCGTGCTTCCAGTCGCCAACCTCAGAAGCAGCAACGAGGGAACGAAGATGCGCGTAGACACTTTGTAGCTCACCCTCGGGGTCGGGCGCCGGCTCAGCGTCAAAGAGCGCTACGCGCTCGGCGAGGCCATCCATGCCCTTCTCTCGCAGCCGCGCAATCAGGCGATCCCGCGAACCGTCAGGATCACGCGCACGTTCCACTTCCCAGCGCGCCACCATGTCCATGCTGCCCGTGAGTACGCAGCCGCAGACCGGGCACGGTGCCTTCATCTTCTTGAGTCGCTCGCTCATCGCTCGCTGTGCTCCCTCGGGGGAACGGACGGGTCAAAGAAGCTCGTTGAGTGGTCGATCTGCCCGGACAGGCCACAAACGGTGCAACGGCCCCGGTAACGCGCTGTCACCTCGCCGGTCTCAGCGCCGTAGAACTCGTAGTCCTCGCGGAAGGTGCGCTCGGCCTCGCTGGCGTAGATGCCCGCACGCTCGCGGCACCGGGGGCAGATCACCCAATTGTCGGCGCTCATGCGTCCTCCCTCGGGGAGACGACGCAGCGGATGGCCGACAGGACCTCCGCCCGTTCGTCGGCCACATCATCCGGTCGAGTGCTGGCAGCGAGAATGAAGTCCTCTGCCGCCGTCAGCGCCTGCCGTGCGGCGTCAAGGGCGAACGCCACACCCGCGTCGAAACCGTGGCAATGAGCATCGCGCTTGTCGGGCGGCGATTCGGGGTGCCAGTCCGTCCACGCCTCATACTCGGCATCCTGCGCGCTCGTGTCAATCATGGCTCGGCTCCCTTGAATCCAACCTTGACAAAACGCTGCTCGCTCACTCGCCTGCTCTGGTTCCGGCAACGGATAAGCCCTTCTCATCGCCTTGCTCATTCGCTTACTCATCGCTGTCCTCCCTCGGGGAGACGACAACATCTTCAAGATCGCGAACGTAGGCGATACCGCGAGGCGGCGAGCCACCGTGGGGGTTACGCGGCCCACTCTCGTACTGGATCGTCACGGTGTGCCTGCTCCGTCCGGTTCCTACTCCCACAATGCGCCCAAGACCAGCGAAGGGATGGCGCACGCGCTGCCCGATGTAGGGAATAACGTCACCTTCGATGTAGTGGTCATCGCGACCCGTCACGCGTCCTCCCTCGGGGAGAGAGCGGCACGGGCCTTCTCTCCGTTGTCGGATTGGAAGGCTGGCTCCACCGTCGGCATCTCATCCCACGTCCGGCCGTCCAGCTCACGGCCGCCAGCCTTCGGGGTCGCGCCGCCGACCTGCTTGAAGAAGAAGCCGGTCCGGCCTGCTAGGAGCGTGTCGTGGCCGATGATCGGCTGGTAGTTCCCGCAGATGCGACAGATCATGAGGCCGGCTTTCGGTTAGCCTGGCGGAGGCCATAGTCACGGAGCGCAAAGAGATTTTCCCACGCGACCTTATGAGCCGGATGACTGGGGTTAGAGCCGACCAGGGCTTGGAGCTGCTGCCCTTGCTTGAAGTTCAGCGAGAGGAACTCGTCCCACTTGCCACCTGTCTGTTTGGGTTTGTCCCAGCGGCGGCGTCCCATCGTCATCTTGCTCGGGGCCGAGGGGAGCGTGAGCGGATCGATCCCAAGACACACGGCGAGCTTCTTGGCGCTCCACCAATTTAGGCGCGATTTGTGGGCAAGGTCGTTCACTTGAATGCCGGCCTTCACAGCTAACGCCCTGACCGAAGGCCGCGTGTGGCTAGGCATGCAGATCGCCGGCTCGCCCTTCACACGCCCTTCCCTGCCATCCTTTGAGATGGGCGTGCGCTGTCCACACCCGCACTGGCAGAAGCCCTGTGGCGCCTTGGCATCCAGAAATCGCTTGATCTCTCGCTGAAATGCGGAGAGCGGCACGTACGCGAGCCCTTGGCGGGCGACTTCGCGGGCCAGTGCCTTGTCTGTGATGTCGTCGGCGCATTCAAGTGTGTCGAGGATCTCGTGCAGTTTGCCTCTGTCCGCGAGTATCGCCGCCCTACGAAAACGAGTGGCCCGAGCTGGACGCGGCTCGCCCCCCTCGACCCACGCCGTGCCGGCACGCAGTTCGATCTCCCCCATCCCGGCCTCGCATTCGATCCTTAACCGCGCGAGTTCATTCGCCGTCTCCGTGAGTTTCCGATGCTGGGCCTCTTTCTGCGCCCACCAGAGTCTCAACCGGAGATCGTCGAGTCCCTGTGTGTCACCGGTCTCAATGAGCGCGGGTAGCCTTGCGCGCTGAGCCTCCACAAGGTGGGCGCCGGCGCCGGGTGCCACTATCTCTGTGCTGGCGCCGCTCAACGGCTTCTCAGGGTGCGTCATGCGTCTCCTTTGCGTTGTGGTGGTCTACGGCGGCCAATCGGCAACAGGTCCACCTTGCTCTCGGCCGGTGGTTGCCAGGCGGCGGGAGCGATCACGGGGTCGAACCGCAGTCGCCTCCCGATACGGATGGCCCCTAGCTCGGCGGCGTGCCGATAGACCGTCTTCACATCTACGCCCAATGTGTCGGCGAGCTGTGCCGCCGTTAGCAACTCGCCTGCTCGCGACTCGTGCTTCCGCAGGTGATGCGCGATGCGCTCCGCGAGAAGCTCAAGCTGATCCGGGTCGAGTCTCATGCCGCGTGCTCCCGTTGCTCGAGGATGTCGCGCTGCCTGTCTGACAGCGCCGTCTTCAATGCTCTGGTGGCGGCGAGCTCGTCGAGCCCGGTCTCGGCCATCAACGCCTTGCGTGCCCGGTAGAACGACACCTGCAGTCCAGACGGCTTCACCGTTCGTGCTTTGTTCGCCCTACGCGCGTCGTACAGGCTCTTGCCGGGGTTAGAGCGAGTCCAGCGCACGGCGTGCGCCCTCGACACCCAGATCGCGTCCCTGCGCATACCGTCCAACGACTGGCCACAGCCACACGCGCACACCCTCGGAGACTGCACCCGACCATCCAAGTGAAGCTGCGCCGGCGTCATGCTCTACCCCGCTCACCGAGGGACACCACGAGCTCGGCCGACAGCAGACCGCCGCGTTCCATCTCAGCCAGCACCGTCAGCAGACGGTCGCTCTGCGCCAGCGGGTGCCCACGCTTCCCGAGCTGGTAGCGCAGCTCGCCTTCTGTCACTCGAACCGAGGACCGCAGACAGTCGAGGATCACCTGGTCGCCGATCACGCCAGCAGCCGATCAAGCCTCGGGTCATGCTGTGGCCGCAGCTCAGGGACACGCCTCAGCACCGTCTCGATCTCCGGCCAGTCAGACGGCCGCCACAGCCACACTTCCGGGGTCGCCAAGCCGAGAGCGTCAAGCCACTCGCGCTGCGCCTTCGACTCGCGGCCTTTCTCTGTCTTCAGCTCAGCGAACAGCAAGCGGAGCCCACGCACCATGCACAGGTCCGGGAAGCCCGCGACGCTGTGCCGGCTGTCGAACGTGTGGTAGACCCGCCAGCCCTGCAGCAGCGCGTACTCAACGACTGCGGCCTGGAACTGCTTCTCCGTCTGCTGTAGCGCGGCGGTCGTCACGCGCTCGCCTCATCCAGGATCGGCAGCAGGCGCTCGACGAGCGCCGTCATCACCGGGGGAGTCACGGCGTTTCCGTACTGCGCCATGCGCTCGCGCTTGTTGCCGAGCACCACGTACTCGTTGCCGTCGACGTGGTCGTCCATCGCCATCGCCGCGGCGATCTCGTGCAAGGCGAACATCCGGAAGCCGCACGCGTCGATGTCCTCGTCGGTGTAGATCACCGCTGCGCGGTCGCGGGTCGTGAGCGTCATCGACGGCTCCTGGTCGGCGAGCACCGGGGCGCCTGTGCGGTCGTAGGGGACGAGGACCGCCTGCTTCGCGCGTTTCGTCAGCGCCGTAACGGGCTCCTGGTCGGCGTCGCGCGCCAGGTTGCCGTCCTGGAAGGGCACGAGGATCGACTGGTGGCCCGCAGTCGCGAGCGTGCGGATCGGCTCGTGGTCGGGCGTGCACATCTGGCCGTTCTGGCCATCGTTGTTGCGCATGACCACAACGCCGTGGTGTTTGCCAGCCGCCCTCACCGTCCCGATAGGTGAGCTGTCCGGGTCGCGGAGCTCGCCGTGGCGCTGCATCTCGACGACGCCGAGCGTCTCCCCCGTGCAGACGGTTTGCACCGGGTGCTGGTCGGCCGAGCGCGGGACGCCATGCATCCGATTGCCCATGACGAGCGCGCTGCGCGTCGTGGTGGTCTGCGTCGGCAACGGGTGCATCTGCGCATCGCGGCCAGCGACATCGCCCATCGGCGGCACGACGAGTGCCTGCTCGGGCGTGCCGTGGATGGTGGCGAGTGGCGTCGTGCTGGCGTCCCTCGCTCGGTTGCCGGGCTTCCGCTCGAAGGTGTTGCCGGCGACCGGGGTCACCATCGCCATGTCGTGCCGCTGCGTGAGCGTGACGATCGGGAGCGTCAGCGGCTTGGGCGAGCCGCCCTGCAGCAGCCGGATCGCGAACGGCTCCGACGCCAAGCGCTCGAGCCCGCGGCGGATGCGCTCCCGCGTGTTCTTCGCCAGCGGCTTGTCCCGGTCGCCGATCAGCGGCGCCGGCAGGCTACGGTCGATGATCGAGATGGCGGGCAGCACCCCCGGCAGGACTGTCCCGCCGCACGTGGGGCAGCCGTAGAAGTACTGGACGCCATAGCGGCCCCACGGCGAGCGGTCCATCCGCTTCCACGTCTGGCGCCCGTCGACCAAGGTCGAGCACTTCGGGCACCACGAGCGCGGCTCGAAGCGGAGATCCGGCCGGCGCAGGCCCTTCAGCCAGTAGACGACGTACATGCGGTCCCGCGACTGCGGCGTCGGCGGGCAGAACATGGAGTTGAGGTAGACGATCTCGCTCTCGTAGCCGATCGCGCAGACCGCCTGGCGCCACGCCGCGAACAGGCCCCCGTCATCCCCAGCGCCCCACTTGAACGCGTCGACGACGTTCTCCACAACGATCGCCTTGTAGGGCTTGCCCTTCAGCCACTTCTGCTCCGTAAAGCGGACGACGTCCCACATCGTGGCGCGGGAGCGTTCCTGCTCCTCGCTCCCCGCCGGGCCGTCCTCGAACAGCGACGCCGCCTGCGGTTTGATCCGCCGGGCGCCCTTCGCCAGGCTGTGGTTCGTGCACTCAGGAGAGGCGAGCAGGATGTCCGAGTCCGGGTAGCGGCGGATCTGCGCCGTCGTCAACGACGCCACGTCCTCGCAGTCATGGTCGGCGTGCTGAAAGTTCGTCGCGTGCGTCTCGATCGCGCGCTGCCAGTGGTTGAGCGCCAGACGCAGCTCGCCGCCCGCGATCTCGAAGCCGAGGCTCGAGCCGCCCGCGCCGCAGAAGAGATCCGTCGCGGTGACGCTCATGCGGCCTCCCATAGGGAGGCCTGGTACTCAAGCGACCGCGAGCGCACGCCGAACGTCATGCCGAGACCCGACTGGGCGAGCGCCTCCGCGCAGCCCGGTCCGAACGCCACGAGCGCGGAGGGTGCGCCGGAGTTGTACGGCGCGGGCCGCTTGGCGGCGGTCACGAACGTCAGGCGACCGGCGATGAAGCAGACCGCGTGCGATGCGATGACCGTCTGCTGCCACCACTCGGTCTCCGTGCGCGCGAACACCAGGGCGACGCCATCGCCATGCGCCGCCAGCTTGCGCATCCATCGCTCCGTGTTCGGCCCGTACGGCGGATTCAGCCACACCCGGCCGTCCCACGGCTTGCCGAGTCCATCGTCCTCGATCGAGAAGAACCGTCGGGCTGGAACCCAGTCAAGGCCGCCAGCAGGCGAGCATGGGTCGAGGTCGAATGTTAGCCCGAGCGCCTCGAAGATACCCGGCGGCGTGTACCACTCGACCGAGTCGCCGTCATAGCCCCGGGAGTGGCCGCCCATGCCGCGCCCACGCTGGCCTCGCACCGATACGGATGTCCGGCTCACGCGAGCACCGCCTGCCGCCGCTGCCGTTCAGCGATCCGCTCCCCAGCCAGCCCGGTCATCCGCGCGCCGAGCGCCGTCCAGTCGATCTCAGACAGCCCGCGCGGTCCGACGTCGCGGAGCAGCTGCATGCCAATCCACTCCTGCGCTTTGTGGTGCGAGTGGACACCTGGGATCTTCGGCGTTGGCTCGCGACCCTCGAAGCCGGCCACGAGGGCGGCGGCCATCGCTTCGCGCACTTGACGGCGGAGATACGCACCGGCTTCCTCGTCGCTGTGGAGAGCCCGGAGCGTGTGTGCCATGAGGACCCACGGCGTTTCGTGCGCGGTGAGATGCCGCTCGATTGTGCGCTCGATCACGCCGCACCCGCCCTGACCAGCGCGCTAAAGAGCAGCACGAAGAACAGGCCGACGACGACCCGCCGGAGCCATCGGGGCGAGCCGCCCTGCGTATAGCCTCCGGTGGCCCATATCGCCGCGACCCAGGGGCCAAGCGCAACCGCGCATAGCGCGAAGACGATGGCGCGGTTCACGCCGCCGCCCTCACGGTCTTGCGCTGCGCGACGACCTCTTCGGCGAGCTTGCGGACCCGGCCGCGCGTGTCCTGCGCCTCAGCGACGAGCTCGGCGTCGGGGTCCCTGAGCGGCTCGGACTGCATGCGCTTGATGCCGAGCACCTCCATGACGACGGGGTCGCTGCCGATCTCGCTGTTGAGGAAGTACGCGACGACCGACTCGTCCTGGCCGTCACGGTGAAGGCGGCCGATGCACTGGTCGTGCATGCCGGGCGACCAGTCCAGCTCGCCGAACACCGCGACGTTGGTGACAGCCTGGAGGCCGTCAAGGCCGGCGCCACTGCGCAGGCTCATGATGAACACGCGGCACGCGTCGGGGTCGTCCGGGTCGTCGGGGTTGAGCGGCTCGAGGAACCGGCGCTTGGACTCCTCCTTCTGCGCGGGGCTCTCGGACCCGGTGTAGAGGGCGGGATTGAACTCGGCGAGCCGGTCGAGCCAGATGTCGTAGACGTCGCGGTGCCAGCCGAAGAGGACGACCTTCCCCTGGCTCTCGAGCAGCATGCGGATGAACTCGGCGACGTAGGGCGCCTTGGAGACGCCGGTCGCGCGGCGGGTTTCCCAGTCGAGCTCGCCGGCGGCGAGGAACGCCTCCTTGCGCTCGCCGTGCAGGACGATGTCGGCGAGGTCGACCGCGCCCTCCATGAGCCGCTCGTACACCTTCTCGTCCGCGCTGACCGAGTGCGGGACGCGGACGACCTCGGGTAGCTCGCGGCCGACGTCGGCGCGGGTGCGGCGGAGCATCAACCCCTGGTCGCGGAGGTAGGTGCCGAGGGCCCGGGGCTCGCGGACGCGGAGCTTCTCGTGCCAGTAGGTGTGGCCCCACTCGCGGGCGAACTCTTCGCGGGAGCCGAGGGCGTCCGGTGCGAGGACCGCCATGATGTTGTAGATCTCCCCCGCGTAGTTGTAGACCGGCGTCGCCGTCAGGCCCATGCGGAGGTCGGCGGCGTCGGCGATCCGGGCGGCGGCGTTGTACTTGTCGCTGTTCGCCCGCCGTAGCTCCTGGGCCTCGTCGAAGATGACCGTCTTGACACGGCCGGGGAGGTGGTCCGCCCAGCCGCGGATCTTGTGGTAGTTAACGATCAGGACATCGGGGTCCTCGCCTTTCATCTCCCGCGTCTTCGCTGGGTCGTACGGCTGGCCTGAGCGGATGATGTGCGCCTTCAGCCAGGGCAGCGTCTTTGAGAGCTCGCTGACCCACTGCGGCGGCAGGTGCGTCGGGCACACGACGAGCGCCGGCAGCCGCGCGGGATCGCGCAGCACCAAGAGGCCGCTCATGCTCTTGCCGAGCCCGAGGTCGTCGGCGAGCAGCAGCGAACCACTGGTGAGGGCGAGGTCAGCGGCGACGAGCTGGTAGTCCCGCGCTTGGCGCGCCGGCTCTGTCAGCTCGAGGTGCGGCCGGTCGCCACTGAGAATGGAGAGGACCGCTTCCTCTCGCTGTCGGTGCTCATCCGCTGCTGTGCGGAGGCGCGCCAGATCCTTGTCGGTGATCTTCAGCGGCCACCGCTCGAGGATCCATTCGAGGTCCCGGGCGACCTCCGTCGTGTGGTCCAGGGTGATGTACGGCGTCCGGTGGCTTTCCGCCCGCGGGAGGATGCGCTTCAGCCGGAGCATCACGTCGGACGTCGCCTGCAGCCTCCACAGCGGGCGTGACCAGCCGAGACCGTCCGGTGGCGGCTCGTGGTAGGACAGCGCGCCGAACGTCTTCACAGCGCGCCCCCGGCGATCTGGTAGATCCGCAACGGCTTCCCCTCGAGCTTCGAGGGGGCCTGGTGGCGGACGCGGCTGGTGACGAGGACCAGCCCGTCGATGCGATCGCTGAGCGCGTACCGGCGGAGCTGGCGGAGCACGGAGGTGGCAGCGCCGGCGACCTTGACCTCGATGCCGACGCGGCCGACGAGCAGGTCGATGCGACTGCGGTTGTCGAGACGGACCTCGCGCTCCACGTCGAACCCGGCGGCGGCGAGCGCCACGGCGAGCCCCTGCTGAAGGTCCTCCTCGCTGGCGTAGTTGAACCGGCGGGCGGCCAGCACGTTCAGGATCGGCTCGCAGACGCTCACGCCGCACGCCCCAGGTACTCGTCGATCGCGCGCACGTCCCTCGCGTGCTTCTCGTGCGCCCCGCTCCCCGGGTTGTTATCCCACGCGCCCGTCTTGTGCTCGCGGATCAGCTCCAAGGGCGTGCATTTCCAGCCGTCGATCGTCTCGGCGTGCCCCCGCGCCTTGTCGGCGTCCACCCACGGGTCGCGCGGCGTCCACTGGTAGAAGGCGTGCGCCCGGAAGCCACCGACGTTCCGCTCGAGGAACGGAGGGTCGGCGATGTGGGGCAGCCGCACGCGCCAGTTCAGGCTGCCCGAGAGTCCCAGCCATAGCTCCGGTTCGACGAAGACGTCGACATCGGAGATGCTCTCGCGTAGGCCATGCAGAACCAACACGAGCGAGCCGAACAGCGCCCACTCGGCGCCCGGGAAGCCATCCGGGCCCTGATTGACGAAGCGGTCGGCGCCCTCGTTCAGCTCGTTCCGCAGCGGGAACAGCCGCCACAGCATGTCGCCCGGAATCGTCTTGCGACGCCGGCTCACGCCGCACGCTCCCTGATGGCCTTCGCGTACTCAAGCTGCAGCTCGCAGGCGCGCGAGCAGGGGACCTCGAACAGGTCGCCGCCGATGACCCAACCCGCGTCCTTCGCACAGTTGGGACAGCCTTTGCTTTCTGTGTAGGGACCACATCCGTCAGAGTCGAAGCCGACCCCCTCGAAGATCACTAGCTCCTCGCCGTTGAGAGCGCGGGTCAC